GATGAGCATTGCTTAGCTTTATATGTTAAAGATGTTATTGATGATCCAGATGCTTATGATGGAATTGTTTTTAATAGGTGGTATGCTGATATGTCATATACAGGTATTGCTATTGATTGGGAATCTATGCTATGATTAGACAAGACATTGATATAAATGGCTATTGGAAAATTATAGTATTATACAATGTTTATTTAGGTAAAAAAGATACTGGTTTTACTTATACTAATAGTAATAAAAAAACTAGTATAGTAGGGATAACAGACACTACCAATCAAGAACAGTTTTTAAATACTATAGTTCATGAAGCTAAACATGTTCAATCACATATCTGTTCCTATTATAAAGTACCTGAAGACAGTGAAGAAGCAGCTTATTTAATAGGCTATATTGTACAAAAAATGCATAGAGTATTTAAAGAAATGATATACACTGGGGTTTATTAACTTCAGTGTATATTTATTAATAAAAGTTAATTGCTAAAAGTTTTTTATTCTCAATATTTTTTATCATATTTGCATAAATATTAAAAGTATGAATACTATATATAAATATATAGCTCTAATAACAATAATAGGACTTTTATTCTTAGGAGGAATTATATTATTTAAACAATATAAGAAATATAAAAATCTTTATTATATTTCCCAGCAAAATGTAGAAGCTTACCAAATAGAGAATTCTGATGCTAATAATAAACTTAGACAATATCAATTAACTATTGATGAGCTTAGATGTAGTAATGATAGTATAGACAAAAAACTATTGAAAGTAGTAGATGAATTAAAGATTAAAGATAAAAGAATAGAAGCTTTACAATATCAACAATCAGAAATATCAAAAGTAGATACTATAATATTTAAAGATACCTTATTTCAAGAGGGGATAAAAATAGACACAGCAATAATAGACCCTTGGTATAGTTTAGAACTCTCTTTAAAATACCCCTCTGAAATTAAGGTTTCTCCTACTTTTAAAAATGAACAGTATGTAATCATAAATACTAAAAAAGAATATAATAATAAAAGATCTAAAATATTCTTTATAAGATGGTTTCAAAAAAAGCATTTGGTTACTGAAGTTAATATAGAAGAGAAGAGTCCTTATGTAACTAATAAAAAAAGTAAATTTGTAAAAGTTATAAAATAATGCTAGAAGAAATAAATATTCAGGTTATTGTTACAGGTGTGGTCGGTATTATTACCACTATAGCTAGTGGATGGACTTCTTGGTTCTTTACTAAAAAGAAATACTATTCAGAAGTAGATAGCACTCTAATAAAAAACATGCAGGACTCTTTAGCTTTTTATACTCAATTATCTGATGATAATAAGCAAAGGCTAGATGAGACTTTAAAAAGAAATGATTTATTAGAGGAAGAAATAAGACAATTAAGGCAACAAGTATTTGAACTTATGAATACTATATGTACAGATATGAGTTGTGCGTTGAGAAAAAAGCAGACAAAAGCTAAAACTCAGAATAAAAAAGACGCTTAATATTTATACATTATGTACGATTTATATTTAGCCCAATATACTCATAAGTATGGCAATGGTTATGCTATTATAGGAGCTAGAAATGCTGAGCAAGTTTCTAGCATTTTAAGAAATCAAGGCAGATTTAAAGATGCTATTATAGTAGCATGTAAGAAAATAGAATTACCTACTCCTCCTGATGGAGATATGCAATTAATGATTGAAGGGGCTGTTACTACTATAGGCAATAGTGCTTATGATATAGCAGTCTCTTTAGGTTTTAAAGGCACTAAAGAAGAGTGGCTAGAAAGTATGAAGGGACCTAAAGGAGACCCTGGTCCCATGGGTTCTTATATTGCAGGTAAGGGTATAGACATAACAGATGGAGTTATATCAGTAATAGAGAGTGGTGGTAGTAAAGTGTCTTATACTCCTAACGTTACAGAAGGTACTAGACTAGGAACTCTTAGTATTGATGGTAAAAATCATAATATATATTCTCTTACACCTGTAGATGCATATACTAAGAGTGAAACAGATGATTTATTAGATGATAAACAAGATATTATATCTGCTGGTGATGGTATTGACATTACTAATAATGTGGTTAGTGTTGATAATACAGTAGCTAAGGCAGCTGATGTATATACTAAGACAGAAACAGACTCTTTACTTAATAATAAGCAGGACACACTATCAGCCGGAACTGGAATTGATATTACTAATAATACAGTATCTTGTACAGTTGATATTTCTGGTAAAGAGGATAAAGCTTTGTCGCAGACATTTACAAATAATGCATCTTTAACACTTGCAGATAATACTATATATACAGCTAGCGAGGCAATAAATACACTTACATTAATTGGGGCAACAGGCACTTCAGTTGTATCATTTGATACAGCAGTATCAAACACTGTAACAATAACTATCCAGAATATAATCTTTGCTGATACTCCAGCTTTTAGTAATAACGAACACTGGGAAATCGCCATTAGAAACGGATATGCGGTGTACACTAAATATAACCTAGTATGAGAAAGATAGATGAGATATATAACAGCATGTTAGGCAAGAATGGAGGTTATACAGGTTTTTGCGACTGGATAGCATCAGACGGCAGAGGGCAGTATATTGACACCGGCGTAACATTCAACGGTAGATACGGCATTGAGATAGACTACCTCTATTACACGGGTAATGCGTTTTTCTTCGGGGCGAGCGACGAGACTGCGTTAAGTGTTGTGCAGAGCAAGAAGTCATACTATGCTATAACACCTAATCAGCATACCTACTGCGCTTACGGTACAGGGGGAACAGCAATCATGCTTAATAGCCGCAATCCTGACACGGCTTTGAGCTACACCAGCAGAGTGTCTGGTGCGAACATCGTGTACACACTGACACGACTGAGCGACAGCGTGACATATACTACTCAGCAAGCTGTGCGGACCTTTGATTGCGTGCAGACAGTGGCTTTATTCGCCGTGCATCAGATAGGGAGTTACAGTGCAACACCGAATGAAACGAGGCTTGGACGTGTCCACATCTACGACGACAACGACGTGCTTGTTCGTGACTTCTGCCCTTACGTTGATAAGGGCATACCAGGAATGCTTGATGTAGTCAACGATGTGTTCTCTCCAAGCGCAAATGGCGTGAACTTCTTATACGGAAACTTCTAAATCAAAACAACTATGAACAGGAAATTCGGAAAAATAGAGAATAACAGACTCGTCTATGCACCGAGCGTGATTATAGATGGAGAGAAGCAGATAATCACAACCGATGCGGCAATATATCTGCAATACGGCTACAAACAAATAGTGCGTGAGCCATATCCGCAAGGCACTGAGATAGTGTACAGAGAGAACTACGTTGAGAGTGACACCACGATAACAATATCGTGGGTTGAAGACTTGGAAGCCACAAGGCAGAATGTGCTTGAAAAGATAGAAGATTATGACACAAGTAGTGCAGTCAATGAGTTTATAATAAACGACATTGGGATGTGGCTTGACGGAGATACAGAAAGACCTAAACTAAGGGGTGCGGTTCAAACTTATTTAGATAAAGAACTAGGTGATTACCCTTTGTGTGTAGAGGGTATTGGGGTTATTCCAGTAGCACCAACAAAACTACTATCAATGTTGGCTGATATAGAGGTGTATGCGATAGAATGTTTTACTAAAACCTTTGAACATAAGGAAGCTGTGAACACACTAACTACTTGTGAGGAGTTGGTCAACTACAATTATACCGAGGGTTATCCTGAGAAATTAGTATTTAATTTATAATTAATACAATATGAGATATTTTACATTAGAGGAGCTGACAAAATCAGCTACAGCAATAGCTAAGAAAATAGATAATACTCCTACAAAAGAAATACAACTAAACTTAACTAAACTAGTAGATAATGTATTAGACCCTTTGAGGACTGTTTACGGAAAACCTATTAGAGTCAATAGTGGTTATAGATGTCCTAAGCTTAATAAAGCTGTAGGGGGTAGTGCTACCAGCCAGCATGTATTAGGTCAAGCAGCAGATATTACAGGAGGTAATAAATCAGAAAATAAGATTTTATTTGATTTAATTAAATCCTTGAAGTTGCCTTTTGATCAATTAATATGGGAGAATGGTGGAGCGTGGGTTCATGTAAGTTATGGGCCTAGAAATAGAAGACAAGTATTATCTTTAAATCAAAAGTAATGACTATAGCATTTTTAATAGGAGTAATTTTATTTATTAGCTATGTAATTGTAGCTACAATTAAATTTGGTATCTTACCATCCTTATCAGATTCTTTCTATAAATACGGCGGTAAACCTAAAGGGTATATTTTTACTATTGCTATGTGGACAACAGTATTTTTAATAATGCCTTTATGGTTTAGTGTTACTAAAGATATATTCACTTTTAGCACATTTCTAGCTTGTGGCGGATTATTACTTGTAGGCGCAGCCCCAGTATTTAAAGGAGAAGATAATAAGTGGCATCAGATATTTGCTATAATATGTGCAGTATTTGCTTTGCTGTGGCAAATCTTAAACCAGCAGTATTGGGAAGTTCCTGTAATTACTTTGATAGTAGCTATTTTAATTTTTATTACTAAATCTTGGAAACAATGCAAGACTTTTTGGTTGGAAATGATAGCATTTTTTTCAACCTTTTTATCTATAGGAATTAAAAACATCTTAGGATAAATAAATATAAAATACTTCTTAAATGGAAGTAAAATACTTTTATTGGAGTGATATATAATAAGTTTAAATAATTTTACAACATAATTATAAACTAAATAGGAGAAGTTAATATGGAAGGTTTAGATTTAGATGCAATTTTAGATGACTCTCAGATAGAGAGTTTGTTTGGAGAATCTTCTGAAGAAGATGAAAAAACTAAATTAGAAGAAGATTCAACAGAAGATCAAGACAAAGACAAGAATCAAGAAGAAATTACTGAGGTTGATCCTGATAGTATGTTTGAGGAGAAACCAGAGAGCGTAGGTAATGAAAGAAATAGTAAGGATGAGGAGGATACCACTTCTACAGAAAATAGTGGTTCTCCTGACTTCTTCTCTTCCATAGCCAATGCTTTTGTAGAGGAGGGTATCTTCCCAGACCTTGCTGATGATGAAGTAAAAAATATTAAGTCTGCAAAAGATTTGAGAGAAGCTATAGACAATCAAATTAAAGCAGGCTTGGATGAACAACAGCAAAGGGTATTAGAGGCTCTTAATAACAATGTAGAGGTTTCTAAAATTAGGCAGTATGAAAACCTGCTTGGTTATTTAGATAATCTTAGCAAAGCAGATATTGAGGCTGAGAATGAGGAAGGTGAAAATATTAGAAAAAGACTTTTGTATCAAGATTATATAAACAGAGGCTTTTCTAAAGAAAGGGCTACAAAAGCGGTTAATAGAGCTATAGATAATGGTACTGATGTTGAAGATGCTTTAGAAGCTTTAGAAAGTAATAAAGTATTTTTCAAAGATGAGTACTCTAATCTTCTAAATGAGGCTAAAGAAGAGAGAAGACAAGTTGAGAGAGAAAGAGAAGAGAAGGCTAAAAGACTTAAAAAGTCTATGCTTGAAGATGATGTTAAACTGTTTGGTGATGTAGAAATAACTGATAAAATGAGGCAGAAAGCATTTGATGCTATAAGTAAGCCTATTTACAGAGATCCTGAAACAGGAGAATACTACACAGCAGTACAGAAATATGAATTAGATAATAGTGAAGAGTTTTTGGCTAAAATAGGATTTATCTATGCTATCACAGATGGTTTCAAAACAATTGATGGTTTGGTAAACAAAAAAGTAAAGAAAGAGGTTAAAAAAGGATTCTCTGATTTGGAGAACAAGTTGAACACAACAAAAAGAGATTCTTTTGGTAATTTAAGATTTACTAGTGGAGCAAGTAGTGAAGATTCTATTTTAAGCACAGGACTTAAATTAGATTTATAATCAACCTTAAAGTTTTAAAATATGTCAAAAAATTTATTAGGAAAATTTCAAACCCAAGAGTTTACTTCTTGGAAGGGCACTACTAAGGACAATCACTTAGGAGCTATTTTTGCTACTGCCCCACAGAAGGCAAGTAATCTCATGGTACAGTTGTTAGCTCTTCAGAGAGGTAGAACATTAGATACTTTATTGTCTAAGTTCCCTACAAGAGAGTTTGATACTTCAGATGAGTATACTTGGGATGTAGTGGGAAGTACACGTCAGAACATTCCTTTGATTGAAGCAAGAGATGAGAATGGTTCAGTTGTTACTGAGAACAGTAATAACGTAGGTGCAGGCACTGCTCCTTTCTATCTTGTTTTTGGCAAGGATTGGTTTGCTGACGGTGAGTACATTGTAGGTAATCTTAATGAATTGTACCAGTTTAGAATCTTAGGTTCTGCTCGTATGGAAGGTACTAATGCAGTTTATAAGGTAGAACTTGCTGGTGGTAATACTGATGGTGTACCTGCAGAGCGTCTGCTTGCTGGTGAGTTGTTCAGTGTAGAAACAGCTTATGTAGAGGCTGAAATGTCTAGAGAGGTAGGTGATGTTAGATTCGCTGCTCCTGTAGCTATGAGAAATGAGTTCTCTCATATCAGAATCAAGCATAAGGTGCCTGGTAACAAGCTTAATAAGAAGCTTGCAGTAGGTGTACCTATTATTGTAGACAATAAGAAGACTACTACTAACATGTGGATGCACTGTGTAGACTATGCAGTTGAAACTCAGTTTGCTGACTATAAGAACAATGCTTTAGCATTTGGTCGTTCTAATAGAAATAGCAATGGTGAGTATTCAAACATTGGTAAGTCTGGTAATGTCATCAAGACAGGTGCAGGTCTTTATGAGCAGATGGAAGTTGCTAATACTTTGTATTACAACGATTTCTCACTGAAGCTTATTGAGGAGGCTCTGTATGACCTCTCTTATGGAGAGCTTGATCTTAAGAATCGAGTATTCTTAATGCGTACAGGTGAGAAGGGTGCTATTCAGTTCCATAAGGCTATTAAGAAGGAAGTAAGTGGGTGGACAACGTTTACTCTTAACGGTGATGCTCTGAATGTAGTAGATAAAGTAGATAGCCCACTTCATAAGAATGCTCTTAAGGCAGGCTTCCAGTTTGTAGAGTATATGGCACCTAACGGTATTACTCTTAAGATTGAGGTAGACCCATTCTATGATGATCCAGTAAGAAACAAGATGCAGCACCCTAAGGGTGGTCCAGCATTCTCTTACAGATATGATATTATGGATATTGGTACTATGGATCAGCCTAACATCTTCAAGTGTGCTGTTAAGGGAGAGCCTGAGTATCGTGGTTATCAGTGGGGACCTTTCAGAAACCCATTCACAGGAGAGGCTAATAACCCTTATGCATCATTTGATGAGGATGCTGCTGTAATCCACAAGTATGCTACTCTTGGTGTATGTGTTCTTGACCCAACTAGAACAATGTCAATAATTCCTTCAGTATTGCAGGGATAATTTATAAACAATAATAAATAGGTGAGGAGGTAAAACTCCTCCCTATTTATTAATTATTAATCAATTAATAAAGGAGAAATATGGAATCAGAGAAGAAGAAAACAAAAAAAGCAGAAACAATAGTGTTAGATGAAGATACTATAAATACAGAGGAAAGAATCCCTGTAGATATTGCTGCTATTAAAGAGGAAGAATCAGTAAACACTACTACTACTCTTTTATCTCAGGAAAGAGACAATCTTGTAAATTGTCTTAAAAATGAAAAGATTATTGTAAGATTTATATCTAGAGCTAGAGGTATGGTAACAGATCCAAGGCATGTGCTTTATGGAGGTATGGCAGAAGGTTCTAGAGTATTATTTACAACACCACTTCTTAGATCTGGAGGATACGCAGATGTCCTTACTAAAAATGAGAAGAAATTTTTAGAATATAAGTTGGGATTAGAAGCGAATGCTCTTAGTGTACATAATAGAACTAATAATTTCTGGAGTGATGCTAATGAGCAAGGTATAGGCAGAATAGAGCTTAAGAAGGGAGATAACCCTTTAGATTTATCTAATCCTATTGATTATATAAAATACAAGATATTGTTAGCTAACAAGGATCAAGTGGCTCCTTCTATGCAAGCTCTTCAAGATAAACCAAAAGCTACTTATAAGTTTGTTATAGTTAGTGATAATGATAATGCTAAAGTTGCTAATACTAAGGTTACTCTTAAGGCACAAGCTTATATGGAATTTGGTAAGATCAATGAAGATGTTGATAAGATGAGAATGATTATCGAGACTATTGATGGTAGACCTACTGCTGCTAATAGTAAGAAAGAGTTCTTACAAGGTAAGATTGGCGAGATTCTTGAGTCTAATACCAAGATGTTCTTGCAGGTTGCAAGAGATCCTATGTTAGATAATAAGATTCTTTTAAAGAAGGCTATGGAAGCTGGTTTAGTTGTTTCTAGGGGTAACTTCTTATATTTGAAAGAAACTAATACTCCTTTGTGTGATGCAGGACAGGATCCTACATTTAACATAGCTGCTAAGTTTATCGGTCTTCCTAAGAACCAAGAATTAAAGTTTTCAATTGAAGCAAAACTTAAAGTATGACATTAAGAGAGTTTAGTATAGAATTTGATGTAATGTATAATAACATATCATCTAACCAGGCTCCTGGCTTAGATGAATATGAGAAATCTGTCTTTTTGACAAGAGCCCAGAACATGCTGTTAAAGGAATATTTCAGTCCTTTAACAGATGCTCAGGGAGGCGGTTTTGATGGTAGTAGAAAAAGACAATATGATTTTACTCCATTGATAGTGGCAGTAGCACCTTCCTTTTATGGCACATTAAAAGAAGAACCTCAATTGGCTCCTTATGTACTTAAGGAAGATAGTCAAATATTTCAGTTCAATTCTCCTGATAAAAGGTTTTTATTACCTGTGAATGAGAGAGCTGTAGATGATGATGGTAAGGAATATACTGTAATTCCTATTAATTATATAGAATACCAAAAGCTATCTTCTAAACCTTATAAATACCCTTTAAAAGGGCTTATATGGAGAGTGTTTTTTAGTGGTCAAAACTCTAGTATAAAAGAGAGTGATTATAATGGTACTCCTGAGGACTTTTATATAGAACTGATAGGCAATTATAAAAAGACTAAAACAAAAATAGACAATTTAGGTAGAGAAGAAATAGTAAACACTCCACTTAAATACTATATAAAATATGTAAAGAAACCTGAGCCTATTATACTAGAGGATCTTGCTTCTTATGGTAACAATCTCATTATAGATGGTAGAAACAAACAGCAGAATACAGATATGCCAGAAGAAACTCATTATGAGATTTTAGAGAGAGCAGTAACATTAGCTAAATTAGCTTGGGGAGGAACTACAGCTGCTCAAGCAAGACAACAGCAACAACAATAATTGTTATTATGACTAACGAAGAATTTAGTAATAATTTTACAGTACTGTTAAATACTTACAGTGTAAGACCTCCTTTTGGAAGTCAAAACTCTCCTCAAGAAGTAGCTCTTGATGAGTATGAGAAATCTGTATATTTAACTAGAGCTCAAGAAGAGATTGTGCTTAGTCTTTATAAAGGTACTTTAGGCAAGTCTTTTGAAGCTTCTGAAGAGATTAGAAGATACTTAGAGGCTTTGGTTAAAACTAGAGTATATACAAAAGATGAAGCTGTAGAGAAGGAAAATACTCTAACAGATAAATCTTACTGTTTTGAGTTGGATAATTCAGTAGCTTTTATTACCTTAGAGCAGGTTATTTATGAGGATGATAAAGAGAAGCCTTGTTCTAAAGATGGTGTAATAGCAAAGGTGTATCCTGTAACACAAGATGAATATGCTAGAATTAGAAACAATCCTTTTAGAGGTGTTACTGATTATAAAGTATTAAGATTAGATTATGGTAATAGTGTGCTAGAGCTCATATCTAAATATGATATAAAAGAATATTTAATTAGATATATTTCTAAGCCTGAACCAATTATATTGGAAGATTTACCTAATGGTTTGACTATTAATGGTAAGTCAGAAAAGACAGAGTGTTTATTGCACTCTTTACTACACCAGGCTATTTTACAAAAAGCTGTAGAGCTAGCTCTGGTTGGAAGAAGAATTACTACAAATGTAAATAATTAATTAATTTTATTGTTTAACTAATTTTTAAACACAATGAATGTATTCACAACAAATCAAGTAAATCAAGTTTATGTAGCTAATGCTTATAAAAGTACAGCAGTGGCTAAGACAGATGCTTTGGGTACTCTTACAGTAGGTAAGGATGCTACAGGAGAGTCTATTTATGTACAGCAGGTAGGTGCTGGAGGTTTAACTCGTAGTGATCTTATTGATGTAAAGAATATTCTTTATGGTAAGAACACACCAGCAGCTGCTATGGCAAGACCTTTGAAGGTAGCTACTGTTACTCTTAATGCAGATCTTCTTAATAACAGCGCTCTGACTACTACCGGAGAGTATGTATTGAGAATCAGATTTGATCAAGTTATCTCTCTTTCTCCTGAAAATCAGTATTGGAAGTATGGTGCAGTACATGGAGTAGCAGGAATGACCGCTTCTAATTTCTACAAGAAGTTGGCAGTAAGTGTTGCTAAGAACATGTCTAGAGAGGCAGTACAGCTTGTTAAGGTAGAACTTAAGACTGCTAGTGCAAATGTAGAAGTAACACCTACTACTAAGGAGTCTGCTCTTACTGGTACTTACACAGGAGTAGTTATTACAGAGGTAGAGCAGGATTGGATTCTTGGAGTTAAGCAGCAGAGACCTGTATCATTCTTTGTAGAGCCTACTACTATTGAGTTCAATGATGTAGACTTTGTATGGGGTGAAGTAGCTTACTCAGATGGTGCTACAATAGGTAATGGTAAGCTTATAGCTGACTATGAGTATTTCTATATGGGTGAGCGTGGTGACCAGTACAGACTGTCTGGATTCCCTAACTATATCCCTACTAAGTACCTTGTAGATCCTACTAAGACTTATGATGTTATCAGTATTCACTATGCTTATGTAGGTGAGAATCATGCTGTTCAGAAGTCAGAGAAGGATTTGACTATCTTAGTTCCTACAGATGCGTCAGGTGTTACTGCTAGCATTGTTAGTGCTATTAACACTGCTGCAGGTACTACTGTAATACCAGTTAGCAATGCTGCTGCAGGTGATGATGACGAGGGTGATGATACTAGTGGTAATGGTTAATAAAACATTTTAAATATTTTGTATAAAGGGGAAGCCTAAAACTTCCCCTTTATAATAACTAAACATACTTATACATATGATACAATTTAATGAATTAAGAATAACAGAAGACTCTAAATGCCTTATAATAGATGTAAGTGTTATTGATGAGCCTTATTATAAGGATGTTTATATTACAGGTATTGCTATAGATAACCAAAGAACTTTTATACCTAATTCTTATCAGTATAGTGGTGAAGGTTTTCAGTATCCTGAAGATGATGTGCTAAACAATGAAGAGCTTAAAACAAAGCATTTAAAAGTAATTCTTAAAGAAGAGGATTTTATTTACTATGGACAAGATGGTAAAAAACTTAGAAATATATCTTTAAGAGATTTATTGTTTGTATATGTTCTTACTACTGGAACTCCTACAGAAGATGCACCATGTAAATATATTGATAAGTACCCAATGGCTACTGTAGTAAATATGTATCCATTCTACCAGGAGGCTATGTATAACATAAAAGAGGTAACTAGAAATTGCTCTGTTTCTCCTAATTTTACTAATTACATTTTAAGATTAAAAGCTCTTGAATTAGCAATAAGAACTTGTAATTATGAAGAAGCTATTAAATACTTCAAATGGTTCTTTAGTGGTAAATTAAGAGCTACTTATTCTAAGGGAGGATGCGCCTGTGGAACATAAATTATCAGAGGAAGCTTTGACTTCATTAGGTTACTATTTTAATGCCTTAGTACAATTTGGTTATAAGAACCAAGAGGATGTAAATAAGCTACTTGTATATCTCTTTATAGAAGAGTTTCTTAATGGAGAAATGAGGATGTTTATTACTAACCAAGACTACAGAACAATACAAGAAGCTTTATATTGTTTATATGGAAATACTTGTTTAATACCTTTCCCTAAACAATATGGACATGATAATCTTTTTGGTCATCCTTATTTTGAAGGACCTATAATACCAAGACTTACTGAAGATAGTAATTTAAGACATACAGAGTTAGATGATATAAGGCTAAAAGCCTAAGTATAAAATTTATAAATAATAATGATTACACTATTACCTTGCAAAGATTAAGTAATATATTTATCTTTGTAAGGTAACTGTGTTTTAATACAATATAATATGAGCACTTATAAAGAAGTTATCTATATGATATTAGATGCATTGAAAATACAATCTGATGATAGTTATTTTCAAGAAGAGCATGTACTATTCTTATTAGATAAATATAGAGCACTTTTGCTCAAACAGAATTATAAAGATATAAAGAAAGAAATACCAGAAAGTAACTTTCAAACTATTTGTTTGGATTTAGAGCAAGTACCTGCTATTAATGGTATCCCTTGTGAAGGCAAAGATTATATGAAATCCATCCAAGAGATACCTTATTTAATAAAAGTAGGTAATCCTAAATTAACTTCATTGGATTATTTTCAGGGTAATTTTGCTTTTATAAATAATGAAAGATTTAAGTACGTAAATCACAATAAGTTTTTAAAGAACCAGGTTTATGGTACTATAGCTCCAGATAATCATCTTTATATGAAGAGTGGTAATCCTCAAGTATATTATTTACAAAAAGTAAAATTAACAGGAGTATTTGAAGACAGTAGAAAAGCTGCTACACCTGAATTGCAGTGTGGAGAAGATGCTATATGTGATGTACTAGATAATGTATTCCCACTAGAAGAAGGTTTAATACAACCTTTAATACAGCTTATAATACAAGACTTATCTAAGTATGTTGCAATACCTGAGGATACTTTGAATAATAGTACAGATGATAAGGCTCCTGATACTCAAGAGGTGCAAAATATCAGAAGTAGATAATGGCAGATTTTAGAAAGGAAATATTAAAAGTTTCTGAGAAAAGAAACATTACTATTAGTAATTCTAGAGGGATTAAAGAAGCTTGGTTATGGCTTAAAAAGAATAAATGGCCAATAGTTGAGGAAGAAATAACAGAGTTGCAATTAGGTAGAGTTGTAAGATTAATTAATACTGCTTTGCAAGAAAAAATATTAAAAGGGGAGTCAATAAGACTACCTTTTGGAATGGGCAAAATATTATTAGCTTCTTATAACTCTAGATTAGAGTTAGATGAAAATAATAAGCTAGTCACAACAATACCTATAGATTGGGGAGAAACTTTAAAAGAATGGGAAAGAGATTCTGAGGCTTATAACAAAAAAACTTTAATCAGATTTAATGGATTAAAGAGATATAAATTACTTTATGATAAATCTTTCTGTTTTTATAAAAATAAAATCTTTTATAAATTTACTCCTTCTAGAGAACTTAAGAATAAAATTTCTAAGAGAGCTAAAGAATATAATATAGACACTTTATCAATAACTAAGAATCATGGAATTTATAAGCATTAAGGTTATAATGGATAGGTTGACAAGGCATCCTCTACTATCAGATATTCAATTAGAAACTGTAGTAGATTATGCAGTTGACTTTATTAGAATAGTAGGTACTCCTCCTTCTTTTATAGAGAAGACAGAGCCTATAGAAATAAAAGATTATAGAGGTTATTTACCATGTGATTTTTATCAAGTCATACAAGTAAGAACTCTTCCTAAAGCAGGTAATAAGTTTGAGTATTTTAGACACAGTACAGACTCTTTTCATATGAGTCCTAAAAAAGAATTGCATAGAGGTCTTACATATAAACTGCAAGGGAATTGTATTATCACTTCTATTAGAAATGGTATGATTGAAATAGCTTATATGGCTTTACCTGTTGATGAAGATGGATACCCTTTAATCCCTGATAATAGTATGTACACAAGAGCTCTAGAGCTTTATATAAAATTACAATTCTTCACTGTATTATTTGATGAAGGAAGAATTTCTCATGTAGTTTATGAAAATACAAAATCTCAATATGCTTGGGCTGTAGGACAAGCTCAAACAGATTTGATAAGACCTACTATAGATCAGATGGAAGCTATTAGTAATATGTGGAATAAATTCTTACCAGATGCTACTAATGACCACCAGCATGGTTATTTAAATGAAGGAAGTAAAGAACATATAATAATACATTAATATGCAGCAACTTAATGAACATCATGCATTTACAGGAATGCAGAAGGATAAAGATATGTTAAGACATCCTTCAAGCTTTCTGTATGATGCTAAAAATATAAGACTAGATGCAAGATTCAATAAATCTAACTTACAAATAATCTCTAATGAGAAGGGTAATACCAGAACTGAGATTCAATTAAAGGGTAATTATTTAGGACATGCTATAATTAATCAATATTTAATTATATTTAGTCATAGTACTAAAATTGAAGACAGAGAAAAACCTGATTCTATTTTAAGAGTAGATTTAGCAGCTGAAAATATAAATGATACTGCAAACTCTTGTAAAACTTTATACAATGGAAATTTAAAATTCTCTGAGACTAATAAGATACAAACTCTTTCTGATTATGAGAATGAGAAAATCCAAAAAGTATATTGGGTAGATGGTATTAATCCTACTAGAGTTATTAATATAGTTAGTGATAAGATAAGAGAAGAGGAAGATACTCAATTTGATTTTTCTAGAGAATTAAAATTACAAGAAGAAGTCACTATAAGAAAAAACACTGAAAATACTTATGGTAATTTCCCCAATGGTGTAATTCAGTATGCTTTAACTTACTACAGTAACACAGGTGTAGAATCTGCTATTTTCTACACTTCTCCTCTGTTATACATAACAGAAGATAATACTAGAGGAGGTAGCCCTGAATCAAAATCTTTTAATACTTTTACTATTAAAGTGAAGAACCCAGATACTTCTTTTGATTATTGTAGAATATATTCTCTTATAAGAACTTCTTTAAATGGTGATGTTATAGCAAAGAAAGTAGTAGATATACCTTTAGAAGGCTTAGATACTAATCAACTAGAGTACATTGATACCAACTATACAGGAGAAGCTGTAGAGGCACAGTCTTTATTATACAAAGGTTCTAAAAATGTTATAGGACAAACTATAGCAGCAAAAGATGGCACTTTGTTTATGGGTAATTTATTCTTATCTGAGTTTAATTTGACTCAAGATATTAGAGATGTTTTTAGAATAGATGAGACAAACCCAAATTCAAGTTATATTAAATTAGAATCTTATACTAGAAATATATTTTCTAAAAAAGTTAACCCACAGAATTGTAATGCAGACTATGCATATACCAATCAACTAACTGCATACTCTGATAGTAAATTAGAGAAAAGCACTCCTTGTGGAGGATTTAAACGTAGTAACTATTATAGATGCGGAATACAATTTCAAGACAAATTTGGTAACTGGTCAGAACCTATATTTATAGGAGACTTCCAAGAATTAAATTCTCCTACTTCCAGTTTAATAGATAATGATAAATTTAAAACTACTTTACCTACTATTAAAGCTACTTTAAATAAAGAGATATTTAATAATGCGATTTTAAATAGTAAAGATTTTTTTAATTATTACAAGAAAGTAAGACCTGTTGTAGTATTTCCTCAACCTCAAGATAGAGTAGTAATATGCCAAGGTATAGCTGCTAATACATTGTGTAGTGAGAATTCTGTAAAAAGAGGAGAATGTTACCCTGATTGGTTTTTCAGTAGTGTAGGGGATGGTAAGGGTAAATATACAACAGAGGATGTTGCAGGAGCTAACAAGGTTGAAATGACCGCAGATCTAAAATGGGCAGGATTTACAGGTAATATGTACCCCACCATAAAAAGTCCCGTATTCTCACATACAGAGTCACTTAGCTATAAAGCCCACTTGGCAGGCATAAAAGGTAATACTTATTTCCCTTTAGTATTAGGAAGCGGTATAAACGAAAAAAACCCACTATCATACGATGGGGGCAGAATGATAGGGATAGATGTACAAGCCTTAGAAATGCAGCATGTAAGTTATGATGATTGGTGTTGGAGAAGCAATAGAGTTATTAATATATATTCTCCAGATATAGAATTTGATTTTAATACTTATTTTTCTCAAGATGATAGTCTCAATGATTTAGTATATAAGCATGTTGGTGAAGCTACTGTAACTAAAACTTTTTCTAATGTAGGCATACAAATAAATAATGATGGAATTTCAGGTTGGAGTTACACTGATAATACTTGTGGTCAACATACTTATATTGGAGGTTTTGGAGCTTCTACAGGTTATTATTTTTGGGATACTCCTGTAGGAAAGAATGGTAATACTAATGTTAAAATACAATTTGATCCTGGAGATAGCTCAAATGACCCTGATGCTTTTATGTGCTGGCCTGTTTATCTCTGGCAAAGAAAAGGCTCTTTAATAAATGATACTTTTAATGGAGATAGCCCTTATGCTGACCTGAAAAAAAAGCAAATTCTTAATATTAGATATGCAAACACCACATATGATTTTGATTCCTCTTTAGAAGATGTAAAATTTAACAAGATTTATTTATGTAATAATTTAATATATGATAAATTAAAAGGTACTGATTCTACTTTTAATAAAATTGTAAACTACAGTTATTCTACTGTAGATGCTTATGGGTATCTTGCATTAGTGGACTTTAGGGAACGAACACAACAGTGTGCTGAGGGTGAATATATTTGGCCTAATATATCTTTTTCCCTCGTTTGGCAAAAAGAAGGCGAAGTAATTAAATCTGAAACATTTGATAATTTTAATTTAGGCAGTATATATAACCGTTTCTCTATTTATAATGATCCTTTTTCTTTAGTTAGACTTTATAATGGTGAAGTACGTGCTGCTTATATGAGTTCTGACACGTTTTATCTGGGTACATTTAGTGAGTATCCTGCGTCTTTTTCAGGAATATTCTCGCTGAAGTCTTACTTTTATGATAAATATAATTACACTCGTCATCCTAAAATTGAAATCCTTAAATACTTGCAGAAAGAAGGTACAAAAACTGAAAATCAAGTGGTACCTGTTACATATAAAACAAGTAACTGTTTATTTTTGCATTGGACAGATAGAGAGGATAAAGATGGTAGCGTGTCTTTATTAAAAGGGTTTGGAGAGCCTGCATTAAATATAACAGAAATTAGAGTTCCAGGAGAAGGTATTAAAGGCAAGCCTGACTATAGAAGCACTATGTTTAGAGGTACTCTAAAAGCTGCTTTATTACAGAATAGTTGGATACCTTGTGGAGAGTCTGTAGACTTGAAAAAAGGTGAAAATATTATATTACATTATGCATACGGTGATACATATTATCAAAGATGGGATTGTGTAAAAACAAATGCTAGATCAACAGATGATATAAATCAATTAGTAGAAATAGGTTCTTTCATGCTTGAGACATATGTAAACATTGATGGTAGATGGGATAGAAACAGAGGAAGAAATGATATAACCATTGTTAATGAAGCCTTTAATTCTGTTAATGAAGTATATTCACAGCATAATAATTTCTTCAGTTATAGAATTTTAAATGATACTAATTACTCTGAAAACTTACCAACACAGTTTACTTGGACTAAAGAGAAGCAACCTACAGCAGATATAGATTCTTGGACTAATTTTACTCTTGCTTCTACTTATAATGTAGAAGGATCTAAAGGACCTATTGTTGCTATAGTAAAGAATAAAGATAGATTATATTGTTTCCAAGAAAAGGGCATAAGTGTAATACTGTTTAATTCAAGAGTTCAAATACCTGTATCTGACGGAGTGCCTATTGAAATAGCTAATAACTATAAAGTAGACGGTGTACAATATCTCAGTGATGGTGTAGGATGCTCTGATAAATTTTTAATTGCTAATACTCCTACTGGTATTTATTTTATAGATTCTGTAACAAAGCATTTATTTCATTTAGGAGATACTCTTAAGGATTTAACAACTACCTGCGGTATGTCTTCTTGGTTTGATGATAATAATCGTGTTAATGGAGAAGTCATAGGTGGTTATCATATTCCTATAAAACTTTTATATGATGAATTATATAAAGATGTTTATATAGTATATTATAATACATGTTTGTGTTATTCAGAAAAGTTTGGACAGTTTGTATCATTCTATGATTATCCTGCTATGCCTTTATTAGAGCATTATAATAATAAAGTATACACTTTAGGCGGTATAAGAAGTCAGTATCTTTATCCTAAAGAAATGTTACCTGATGATGCCCAAAATAGACTATACATAATGTTTGATGGAGAGTATAATTCTATTTATCCTTATAAAGATAACTTAAAGGTACTTAGGCCTAATTATAAAGAGTGGAGTTTCACTTTAGTAGGTAATGGTTCTGATTCTGGATTACAAGATACAGAAAAGATATTTACTAACTTAGATTATAGAGTAGATACTTTAAATGTAAAAAAAGATAATGGAGAGATAGATTATACTATGTATGATTTCGATGCTATATTATCTGAAATTACAGTAAGTAATGAATATCAAATTGCTTCTCAGAAACTTCAGAGATTAAAGAATGAATCATATAAGAAATCTTATCACCATAAAGATGCTAATCTACAGAGGAAGAACAGAATATGGAGAATACAGCTGCCTACTGAAAAAGATAACATACATAATAACAATGGCAGATATATGTATAGAATAAGAGGACCTTGGTGTAAAGTATCTCTTACTGGTAGAGCAGAGAACAAACAAGTAGCCTTGTATGATTTAAATCTTCAATATTACATATAATTAATAAAGCTCAGCATTAGCTGGGCTTTATTTTTATAATAAAAATACTTCCTATATGAAATATAAGCAGTAAGATATTCTTGATTTAGAATTAAATATATTATTTTTACAGAGAAAATCTATAATACAATTATGGCAGATCCAACAAAATGGGATAAGTTTAAACAAGGACTTTCTAATAATAAAGAACTGTTAGGAGGGATGGCTGGTATGGCTTCTTCTATAGGAGCTTCTGAAGCTAACCCTAACGGTCTGTTTGATATGGCAGATCCCCTACATTATTTAGCAGACGGTAAGACATCAGAAGCTGGTTCTATAATGGGTCAGGCTGGTGTGGGATTATTTCAAGCAGGTGCACAATCTGGCAACCCTTGGTTGATGCTTGCAGGAGGTGCTACTAAAGCACTGGGTAGTTTAACTGATGCTGCATTTGGTATGAAGACTGATGAAAAGGCTTTACAAGAAGCTAATTCAGGTACAGATTATCTAAATTCTTATAAAGGTGGTGCAGAGTCTTTTGATGAACTTCAAGGTCTTAAAACAATGAATGATGTAGGCAATGTTTATGAAGGGGGCTGGTTTACGCAAGGCAAGGCTAGAAGAAAGAACAGAGCACTACAACAAGCTAGAGCAGAGGCAGAAAGTAGAGCTACTGCTAATTTAAATAATAATATAGATAATCTTATGCAAGCACAATCAGAAGCTTTTAATTCTACATATGCTGCATTCGGAGGTCCTTTACATACTAATGGAGCAGATTGGTCTAATGGTTTAATAACTATAAATAATGGTGGTACTCATGAAGCCAATCCTAATGAAGGAGTACCTATGGGAATGGCTCCTGATGGTCTTCCTAATTTAGTAGAGGAAGGTGAAGTAATATATAATGATTATGTATTTAGTAATAGACTTAAAGTACCTAAGTCTGTAATAAAGAAATATAAGCTCAAAGGTAAGGAAGGAATGACTTTCGCAGATGCTATTAAATCAATTCAAAAAGAATCTGAAGAAAGACCTAATGATCCTATCAGTAAAAGAGGATTAGATGACTGGGCTAGCAAACTTACTGAAGAGCAGGAAATTGTAAGAAATAAACAAGCACAAAAAAAAGCTATGAGAGATATAAAAAATCAAGCAGCTTCTTTAGGAGTGGATCCTAATTCTTTAATGGCTATGTCACAGCAAGGATTAGTAGCTCCTAATCAAATGATGTACTCTTATGGAGGTAATTTATTTGGTAATGGAGGCCATAAATTTGGTGGAGATGATCCTTATATTATTGCAAGTGGAAATGTTGTAACAGACCCTGCATTAGCTTCAATATTAGGACAAAGAGGCGCTAAGTTATCTACACATAATATGGACTCTGATTATACTTTAACAGACGCCAAAGGTAAGCAATACAATGTACCTTTTAATAAGGTAGATACTACTAGATTACATAGCACCTCTGGAGGTAAGTGGTCTGCTGGACAAACCTTTACTGTAGGAGCTGCTCCTAAACGTACTTTTAAATACATCGATCCTAATGATAACCGTGCTTGGAGACCTCCTGAAGTAATGAAGTTCCCTACAGAAGCAGAAAGATTGGCTTATACTAATGATTATAATAATTGGAAAGTAAATAGAACACCAGATCAATTAGAAGGTTGGAAAGATTATTATAATGAGGATGGTAGTCCTAAAAATACTTATGCAAATGGAGGACATAAATTCAGTGGCACAGATACTCCTTATGATATAAATACTGATAATTATACTTTCTCAGATTGGAAAACCTTGTGGGATAATAATGAGTATTCTCCTAGTAACCAACAGCCACCTAATATTCCTTACATAAAAAATATGAATCAAGAAGACATAGATAAAATGCGTGCTATGCCTTCTTATCAAGCTTGGACTAAGTATGTTAATGATAATTGGGATACTGATAATGTTCAATCTTATTTAAAAGAATTAGATAAACAGACTGGTGGAAATCATTTATTTGATAACAATGGTAATATTTTACCAGAAGCTAAGAACTATTTCAATAAAGCAAGAACTACTGGTCCTTATGGACTTTATTCAGAAACTCCTGGTTATATGCCAGCAATTCAAGGAGATGATCCTTTAACAGCTAATATAAAAGCTGCAGCTAAAAGAAGTTCTTCTGAAACAGGCCCTTTGACTGAAAATCTTTCTTTAATGCAGGAAGCAAATAAATATGTAGTACCACCTGAGTATGATCCTGAAGATCAGAATAGAAATAAAAATAAAAATAAAAACAATAAAAACTATCTTTCTTATTTAAGATATGCTCCTGTAGCAGCTGCTGGTTTAGGTGTTATTACAGATGCTTTAGGTCTGACTAACAAACCTGATTATACTTATGCTGATAAAATTGAAGCATTGAATGATGAAATTAAATCTAGAAATGTAGATTATAAGCCTATAGGTGACTATATGGCTTATAGACCACTTGATAGATTGTTCTATGCTAATCAGTTAGCAGCACAAGCTAATGCTACTAGGGGTAATATTATGAATACTTCTGGTGGTAATAGAGGTACAGCTATGGCAGGTTTATTAGCAGCTGATTATAATGCTCAAAAAGGTTTAGGACAATTGTATAGACAAGGTGAGGAATATAATTTAGCACAAAGAGAAAAGGTAGATGCATTTAATAGAGGTACTAATATGTTTAATTCTCAACAAGACTTAAGAGCACAGTTAGCTAATGCTTCTCAAGGATCTCATAATATGGCACTTAGATTAGATGCTTTGACTAAAGCGGCTGCATTAAGAAATACTGCTGATAATTTAGCAGGAGCTTCAAGATCTGCTAATCTTACTAATTTAGTACAAGGATTAGGAGATATTGGCAAGGAGGCATTTGAAAGACAGATGGTTAATAGTAACAATGCTTATTATTATAAGGTAGACAATAGTGGTAATATAACATATAAAAATGATGAGCTTAAAGAACTTTCTAAAGAAAAGCAAGATGAGATAAAACAGCAAGCACAGCAAGAAGCTGATAAAAAGCTAAAGAAAGCTGCTAAAAAGAAATCAAATTCAAAAGCTCATGGTGGTTATTTAACTATAAATAAAAGGAGATAAAGTATGGCAAATTATAGTTTAGTAATAGATAGTAAATTTAGACCTTTCTCATATAATGATTTCCTAGCTCCTGTACAAACAGCTACTACTGAGCATAAAGCTTTGGAAACTGCTTATGGAGAGTTAGGAGCCCAGTCTGCAGCTTGGGAAGAAAGACTACAGAATGCTCCTCAAGCTAAACAATATTATGATGAGTTTCAACAAACTCTGCAAGATGCGACTAATGATCTTGCAGAGAATGGTCTTACTATGAGTTCAAGAAGAAAAGCTTTAGCAGCTAGAGAACAATATGCTAATAATATAGTTCCTCTTGAAGAAGCATGGCAAAGACAACAAGCTGATATAGATAGACAGCAAAAGAGTCAAGATAAAAATAACGGTAGAAACATATATAATTATGACGCTAGGACACAAAGTTTGGATTATTACCTTGACCCTAATGCCAAGGGTTTTGTATCTGCTAACCTTAATGATATTACTAATACAGGAATAGCTGGAGGAAAGGCTTTATCTGAAAGATATATTAAGACAGAAGAAGGTAGAAGATTTGATAATTACTACTACTCTTTAGTGAAAGAGACAGGTATGAATCCTCAAACTGCTATGAAAGTATTAGCAGAAATGAAAGATGAGAATACTGGAGATTATAAATTTCCAGAGTTTAGAAAGTTTGTACAAGATGCTAAAACTTCTTTTGGTGTTGATGCTAATAATAATGCTTATGGTTACTCAGATTTAGATTTAAGTAGAGCAGAAGCTGCTTTATTTGAAGGTATAAATTTAGGTATAACATATAAAGAGAATGAGCAATTATATCAAAATCCTGAAGCTCTAGCAGCTTTAAAAGCTAGATACAGTAAAGCAGAGGATGAGAAAGAACCAGAAAAAGTAATATCTCCTTCTGTTGCAATAGATAACAATACTAGAGAAATGCAAGGATTTGAGGGACAAAAAGCAAAAGATTATGAGGGTGTAACAATTACTACGATAAATGGAAAACCTATATATACTTACCCTGAGAAAACGAAAGAAGAGGCAGAGAGAAATTCTATTATTGGAAAAGTGATACAATCTACCAATAATGCAGAGTCCCTTCATAAAAAACTGGTAGACAAAAATAAAAACTATGAGTTATCAGGGGCAATAGCAGCAGCGAGCAGTAACTTTCTTAAAGAGGAAAAACAAAAAGAGGCTGTTAATACATTACGAAAAATTCTAAAAGATGATTTAGGATTAAAGATAGACGATAATACAAGTAAAGAAGAACTTATAGACCTCGGTTCTGCAATAATAAATCCTCTAGTAGCTAACGAGGAGTTTAGAAGACTTAAAGGATTAGGTAAAACCAAAGAGCAAAAAACAAAAGAATTTGCTTCACAATTCAAAGCTTATGCAAATACTGAAGATAAACAATTAGCGATAGGAATTAATTTATTACACAGATATGAGAATCCTTTTAATACTTTTACAGGTGTTAATTTAAAAACTTCTCGATACAATGATTTAAGAAATGGTATTGCTAATCTGGTTGTTGGTGACAAAACTCTTGCTGAATTGGATGCTAATGGTAAAGAAACTGGTGAGCAGTGGGGAGGGGATGATGCAAAAGAATTTGTTCAAAATGCTTCTATAGGATTAGTTACTCAAAATGACAAAATAACATTTGTGGCAAGAAGCGCCGATGGCAAACAAACATATGCTATTAAAGATGCGAAAGCTGCAGAAGCGTCTGATAGATTGACATCTTTGAATGTTATGCTTGGTGACTTCAATCCTAAGACTAACAGTGGTGTTACTGTTGTTTCTACATCTAAAAAAATAGATATAGATAAAGCCACTGATGAAGAGCTTATACAGTTTGCACATAAAAACAATAGATGGGTACAAAGAAGAGGCATGATGACTTGTATTATTACAAACGCAGACAAAGGAAATGCTGTAAGAATAGTATATGATCCTTATACACAACATATTTACAGACAGACCTTAAAGGATGAAATGGAGACTGCAGAAAATAGAGCTAGACAGGTTTATACTGCCTCTAATGAGTATTTAAATAAAGTTATAGATAATTATGCTGCTAAACAACCAGAATAACAAAAACCTCAAGAGGCAGAAAATGAAGAATATTAAATAATATTAATTAAATTATGGCAGGAGAAAATCAAAATTATTATTTAAATAATCCTATAGAAGGTCTTGTAGCCCCTACAGAAAACCCTTCTATAAATAGAAATATTGCAAGTGAAGAAGATTTGAAGCATATATCTTCTGGAATGAGAAACTATATGCGTACACCTTCTATTTATACTCCTACTATAGGAGATGTTGTAAATAGGGGCATGGCGAATTACTCTGAAAACACTTATAATAATATTACTTATGATGATGTAAGAGCTTTAAGGGAAGATCAAAATGTAGATGTACAAGATATTCTTGCTAATAGACAATCAGGTTGGGAGATGGCAGGACATGCTGTTGTGAACAACTTAGTTATAGCAGGTACTGAGGCAGTGTTAGGAACACTGTCTCTACCTCTTGGTATAATAGAAGCAGCGGCGTATCAAGATGCATCTAAATTATGGGATAATGAAGCTTCTAATGCAGCAGCTGATATACAAAAAGCATCACAAGAAGAGTTTGCTATACATAGAGGTAAGACATATAATAATATGTCTACTTTAGAAAGATTAGGCACTGGTATATTCTGGGCTGATATGGTGCAGAATTTAGGTTATACCGAAGGTATGTTAGTGCCTGGTATGGGTGCAGGAGCTTTGTTAAAGAATGCTCCGAGAGCAATAGCTAGAATAGGTGGTGCAATGACAGGAGCCATGACAGAGGCTGCTACTGAAGCTGTACAATCTAGAAATGATGCAGTACAAAATAAAACTGCTATAGCACAACAAGAATATACTAGAAGGTTAGAGAATGCAACATCTCAAAATGAGATAGATGCACTTACTCATGAGTATTATAATACAATTAGTCAGATAGAAGAAGATGCTACTAAAGTAGGTAATATGGTATATGCTGCTAATACAGCTCTTCTTACTGCTAGTAATGCTTTACAATTTGGAAACTTAATAGAGAGAGGATTTGGCACTGCTAGAAGATTTGGTACTGTTGAAGGTATTAAGAGAGTAGGCAATGAGGTAGTAGCAGATACAAAGAAAAAAGCTGTAGCCAAAACTATAGGAAAACAATTATTAAATGGTGTAGCAGAAGGTACAGAAGAAATGTCTCAAAATATAATTTCTTCTATGCCAGAATATTATACTGATTATAATAGTTTTAATAATAGTATGTTCAATCCTGACAAGATAGAAACTACTAATGATTTCTTAGATGCTTTTGGTAAAAGTATAGCTTCTAGAATGCAAGACCAGGATGCTTGGACAGAATTTGCTTCAGGCTTCTTTACTGGTATTTTAGGAGTACCTACAATAACTAAAAATTCTAATGGCAAATTTAGGCCTACATTAGAAAACAATACAGTTGTAGAGTCTTTCAGAGCAGCTTCTCGTGCAGGTAAAAATCAGCAATTAGTAGATGAGGTTAATGCTAGAATACAAGATGACAAACAGTTTAAGGCTTACTATGAAGGTATAAATAGACATTTATCTATGGAAGATTCTAAGAATCTTGCTGTAGATAATGCTGACCAATATGCCTATGAAAATGCTAATTCTGCTCAGATGATTTCTGATGTAATGATGTTTCAAGAAGCAGGACAGTTAAACTATTTAAAGGAATTAGTTAATAATTCTATAGATACTTCAGATGAGGGTATACAGTCTTTAATAGAACAAACTACTAAAGATGGTAATGGTCCTTTTGTAGTTAATGGTAATCCTTTATCTGTAGAAGAAGTAAGAGGGTTAGTTAAGCAAAAGCAAGATTGGATAAATAAAAAAATTGATAGTATAGCTAAGAAAACAGAAACTTTCTCATCATCTTATCCTGCCCTTTCTGAAGATGGTTTAAAGAGTGTTGTATTTTTAAGTTCTCAATTGGATGACCACTTAGATAGATTTGCTGAACTTTCTAAAAATAACTATGATGCATTAAAATCTATTTATGAAAAAACTTCTCCAGAGTTTAAAGCAAATTTTGAGAAAGACGGCAGAACTTTCCCTACATATGAAGAATACTTGTCAGGTGAAATAGATTCAAAGTTTGTAGAAGATTTAGTAAATGACCCTAATAACACTACTCCTTATGACCAAAAAGAAAAAGCTGTTAATGATTTTGCTGATGTAATTAAATTATCTGAGGGTATAGCAAAACTTAATGAGGAATTTAAGAAAGCAGTTCAAAACCCTGAAAAGACAAATAAGGCTAAAGAAGAAGCTCAAGCTAAAGCTCAAAAGAAAGCTCAGGCAAAACAAAATGTAATGGATGAGGATAATATTAACCAAATGACTCCTTCAGAACTGAATCAAAAAGTTGCTGAAGAAGGTTTAGATTTGGATGATTTAGCAAAACAATTTGAAGGTAATGAAACTATAGCTAATGCAAAACAAATAGAGAAAGCTGAAAAAGCCATGCAAAAAGAACTGAATAAAGCCAGACAAGCAGGTGAGATTACAGAAGCAGAGGCTAGAGATATAGAGGCAGCTTTAGCAGCTAGTAAAGCAGTTGCAAATTCTGAAGAAGAGTTATTAAACACACAGGCTGCAGCATTTGAAGATTCTAATATTTATTATAATGAAGAAGACCCTTCTTTACAGGGTAGAAACCCTGAAGAGATTGAAATAATATTAGAAGGAAGAAAAGAAAACGCTAAGTCTAAAATAAATGAGTTAGCAGCTAGAGTAAAAGATACAAAAGAGACTTTAAATAACATGCCTTCTAATAAAAGAACCAATAATAATAACCAGTCTAAATCTTATGAGCCACAAGGAGCAGTTAAAACTATTGATTCTATTAGAGATGAGCTAAACAATAACGAGGAAAGGAAGCTTTATGATAGATATTTAAAAGATATTTTAAAGTATGTACAGAAACTAGCTGACTCCAATAATAATGCTCAAGAAATATGGGAAACTGTTCAAAAGACCCAGTCCTATAATAATCTTATAGGAATGCTTAGTGAGGTACAGCAACAGTGGGTAAATGATTATATTGTTTCTGAAATAAAGAAGGCTATTGAAAATTCAAAAAATACAGGGAGAACAAATACTCAACAAAAGACTGAAGAAACTGTAAATCAAAAACAAGAAACTCCAGAGGATCTTTCTCCAAATACTATACACAGCACTACAGAGAATGAAGCTAAAGAAGAAACTCTGGAACAGAGTAAACAAGTAATTACTCCAGAAGATACTACTGCAGAATTTTATGAATATTGGAAACCTACTACTACTTATTTACCTATACACCCTATGTTTGGGGACAATACACCTTTTTATAAGATTGTAGAAAAAGTACGTACTATTAACAATAAATTAAAAAACGGAGAGCCTTTGACAGAGGAAGAAGCAGTTTTAAGAAATTATAAACCTTATAAAGGAGTATTCAATTATTCTGATAATCTGCTTAACCAGATAATTGTTATAGGAAAGTATTTAGAAGAGCATCAAGCCTATAAGATGGCTGATACAGGTAAACTTAATATAAGAACTAAAGTACATTTTAAGATTGATCCTAAATTAAATGAAGATGCGGGAAGAGTAGTTATTTTAATGGTTGATGAAAATGATGGGGTTATAGGAGATATAATGGATGCTACAGATCCTAAAGTAATTAAACAAGTAGGCTTGCTTGAATTTATAAACAGAGTTACTGAAGAATGGGAAAAAACAGACAAAACACAGCCATTCACTTATGATAAAGAAACTGTTACTGTGACAAAGATGATGGTTGGTAAAGTGGCCTATTCTACAGAATTTTCTTCTTTAAATGAAATATATGAAGGGTCTGATGTACCTCTTACTATAGGAATATATAAAGGAACTGATGTAACTGTAGACACCAATGATAAAGTGCAGGAGAGAACCATTATTAATCCTCTAAAACCTAAAGAAGGAAAACCTTATATATTAGTACCTACAGTTACGGGTATGTATATTACTGTACCTTTTATAATGAAAAGATATAGTTCAGAGACTAAAGATACTGCTTTAGGTAAAGCTATTCATGACTTACTTTCTTTAATGCCTACTAAAGATAATACTAATGTAGCAAGAGATATTAAGGCACCTTTAATGCACTTGCTTGGACTTGAAGATTTGCATATCAATTATTCAGGAGATAAGGTAGAGATTAGATTTACTCCTTATGGTGAAGGAGCACAAACTGTAAATATAACTTTAAATAAAAATTCTGAAAATTTTGTTGAAGAGTTAGAAGATCAATTAATACAATCTCAAGTACCATTTCAAATATCTACTAAGTACATAAACAGTACTTATAATGGAAAGAATTATAATGAAATGATAGGAGAGATAGCTGAAGCTAATATAGAGAAAGGACAAACTCGTACTATTAGCAACTGGTTTATTACTAGTCCTTTAGTAGCTAAAAACACTGAAGGTAAAACAGTTCCTCCTTCTAATAAGGTAAGATCAGAGAATACTGCTAATCCAGAAGTACATGAATTAACTTACACAAGTTCTACAACTCATAAAAAAATGAAAATATTCTTTAATAAAAGAACTGGTGCATTAACTGATGAGACAGGCAAAGAGTATTCTGGAGAAAAAGCAAATTTAATGAAAGCTTGGGCTACAGGACAACTTAATAGAGAGAGTATGACTAAACCATATCTTACTAATTGGGGTATGTACGATCCTGTCCATCATAAGTTTATATCTAAAGAAACTGTACAAAATAATACACAGTATTCTACTTTAGAACATGATACTTCTCCTACAGCATTAGAAATTAAAAGAGAGCTTTATAGACAAGCAAATCTTAGTTCCGTAAGTGGTTTAACATCAGGTTTACGTAAGGGGTATAGAAGATATGCAGAGGGCGTAAATGGCAGTAATTTAACAGGGACTAAATATGAAGGAATGTCCTATGATGACTTTGTAAATTTGATGGTACCTAGAGCAATATCTGCCTTAGAAACTATTGTCAGAGTTTGGAACAATCCTACTATTGAATCTTTTGAAGATATTTTTGACTTATTAACAGACGAAGAAGTAGAGGCCTTAGGTATGTTAGATGGCTTTTTAATAGCAAGGTATCGTACTTTATTTGATGAAAGTAGAAATACCAATCAAAGCAGTACACAGTTAAAAAATACTGAGTCTTCTACTGTAAACCCTTCTCAACAAGAATCTACTACTGAAACTACTAAGCCTTCTTTTATAAATACTCAAGAGAAAGAAACTGTATGGAATGCTTTAAGTGAAGAGCACCAGTCTAAACTTGCTAATTTAAAAGGTAAAACCCAAGAGAATACTTTAAGAGATTTAATAGATGCTTATGATCCTGCTGAAGGTAACTTCGTAGAGGATGTAGATGACATATTAAGTGGTCCTAAATATAGAAAAGAAAACAAGGCTAAAAAAATAAAAGTATTGGATCAAAAGAAAGAATTAGCTTGGTTGAATAAGGTTCTACCACAATTATCTAAAGAAGATAAAGTTAGAATATATGAGGGTTTAATTGAAATAGTAGGTAAAGAAAATGCTGAATATGCTTGGGGTAAATTTGAGAAAGGTATTATTACTATTAGTGATATTGCCGCTAGTGGTACCTTGTATCATGAAGCTTTTCATGCTGTTGTTAATATGCTTATGTCAGATAAAGAAAAGCTTGAGATGTTTAAAGCAGCACAAGAAAAATGGGGAAATTTAAAAACACTAGAACTTGAAGAAAACTTAGCAGAAGCATTTAGAAGATATGTACAATTAGAGGAAAGTCCTATACTAGGTACTTTGGTAAAATGGTTTAGAAAACTTAAACATTTAGTACAAAGCTTAATAGGAAAAGAGCCTTATTTAAATAATTTATTCTATAGAATAAATAATGGTAAATACAGAGAGCAAGCCTTACATTCTACAGATGCTACAAGAAATAGAGAGGAAGAATATACTTCTGAGATGCAAAGTATTAAAGATAAAGCTATTGCTGATGGTACATTCTTGAAAGCTCCTAATGGTAATCCTACTAACCTTAATGAAAGACAGTGGTTACAGGTTAGGACTGGAGCTTTCAAGAATTGGTTTGGTGATTGGGAGAATAGCCCTGAAAATGCATCTAAAGTAGTAGATGAGAATGGTGAGCCTTTAGTTGTTTATCATGGAGGAAAATACAAAAAGGGAGAAAAATTCTCGGCATTTGATGCAAGTAAAAGTGAAAATAGATTTTGGCTGTCAGAAAAAGTTGGAAATAAATCATTCTTTACAAATAATGATTACTTGGCTTATAAGATGTCACAACCTGACTACTACCAAAGGGAAAAGGAGAATTTAGAGGGAAGTGTATATGAAGTATTTCTAAATCTTAAAAACCCTTTAGTATTAAATGCGAGTGGAAGAAGAGCAGATTTCTTTATAGAAGAACATGAGCAAAAATTAAAGGATAGTGAAGAAATAATTGTAAATAATGTAGATGAGGATGGAATAAACGTCACTGATTATATTGTATCTAATCCAAATCAAATAAAATCAGCTACTGATAATATTGGTACTTTTAGTATAGAAAATAATGATATTAGATATAGAAAAGTAGATGATACTGTAGCAGATTATACTAACAAAATAGAAAATCTTAAAAAGCAAAAAGAAGCTTTCAGACAGTTAGGTGATATTATAAAGAAGATACCTTCTGAAAAAGCTGTAGTATTCTATAGAGGAGAAAAACGTATATCTAAATATCCTTATACTAACATTTCTTATAGCAGTAGAACTGAGGCAGAAAGTCATATACCAGCAGAGTTCAAAGATTATTTTAAAGTGTATGAGAATAAAGGAAAGTATAGTAGATATTTTAAATATGCTAAAAATAAATCGATAGCAGTTTTTGAAGACAAGATTAAAGAGGTAGATAAGGAGATAGAGAATTTAGAAAAAGCAAGAGAGAAATCTTATAATAAAGAATTATCAAAAGAGAGAATTGAATATTTAAAAGGTAATGAGTCAGAGAGTTATAGTATTAAGAATGAAGAAGCTGATTATAGAGAAATTGAACAGTACCACAGAGATAAATTAGAGTATGGTAACTTATCTAAAGAGCAGAAAGCTTATTTAACAGATAGAAAACTTACTATAGAAGACTATAATAGAATGACTACAACTGAGAAAAATATTCTATGGAAATGTAGGTAATATATAGAATTAAAAAAATAAAAGGAGGTAAATTTATTACCTCCTTTTATTTTATATGTATAACCTATTAGTAAGGTCTTGCAAAGAAATCTATAGAAGTGTCTACATCTCCTACAAATTTATTAATTTGTCTCCATTGAGATACTCCTGGTAGTGGAGCTTTTAAGAGGTTCTTTTCTACTCTATTCAATCCTTTATAAGGACCTGATTTAATTATATCAGTATAAGCATCTGGAGAATAAGTGCTTCTTATTAAATTAATTAAATCAATAGGTACTGTAACTGATGGCAAAGGTTTTTGTACTGTTTTAAGTAATTCTTGAGCCATCACAGGAGTTGGAACTAAAGAACCCAATTCATGAGAAAGTCTTTTACAAGAATACTCAGCAAGCTTTAATGCCCAAGGTCTTTTCTTATCATCAGGCCAATCTATAAAATGAGCTAAAGCATACAAAGCTATAAATTGAGCTACCTCAGTTAAAGCTCTTTTTATATTTTGTTGTTCTTCTACAGTCAATTTAGAATTACCTCCAAGGATTTGCCCTAACTGAATCTCTCCTCTCTTCAGTTGTCCCAACACTCTAAATAAAGTTCTATAATAACCTTCTTCCCAAGTGCCTGTAGTTAAATCTCTTTGTACTGCTTGGAATCTCCTGTTAAACAAAGGTTTCATCCACTTTCTATATTGTTGTAATAATTTACCTAAAGCAACTCTATTAGCAGCATTGGAATCTTCTTCATTATATATACCAAAACATGCTTGATTTACTTTAGCAATCTTTCTAGAAAATGCTTCTACATTAAAAGGCTTTCCTTCTAAGTCTGTAATGTTTTTATAATTTAATTGCTTAATATCAGAACTACCATTTACATTCTCTACTTTTAATGCTTCCCATAAAGACATCTTTCTACCATTAAGCTTAACTTGTTCTCTCATAGCCATTGCTATAGCTGTTCTCCCATATAACCAGTGGTCTCCTGCCTCTTGTCCAATGAAAGCAACATCTTCACCAAATAAACGTCTTAAAATACTTTTAGACTGATCTTTCTTTACTCTCTTTTCAAAGTCTTGTTTTACATTAAAAAGCTCGTAAAATAAATCAAGTTTATTAGATTTATTTCTATTAGAAGAATCAAACATTTTAGGCATAATATGTTTAGAATATTCTTTATCTGCTAAAGCTAGTTCTTTAGCCCCAAAGAATTGCCCTGCAGCTGCTTCTATATTAAGCATTGCAATGCCATTTGCCACATTACCTAAATTTGCTAAAAAGTTGAAACCTAACTGTGCCATAGAAGCTGCTTTTAATAACAGGCTTGTAGCTTTACTTGTACTCACTTTACTATCTAATACAGTACCTTCATCTTTTAAATACCTGCCATAAATTTGACTTTCTCTAAAGTCTTTTAATTTCTGTACTATGTTAGAGTTATTTTTAAATATAGGTAAGTTAGAGTTACTTTTTAATGCTTGTAAATGCTCCATTAAAGGGATTCCTCCTCTTGTCTCTCTTACTTTTCTTATGTTTGGATCTGTTACTAAAGAATAGCCTACTTCAAGAGGATTTATTATTTTATCCATCTCTTGATATTGGTTAGCAGCATAAGCATACTCCATAAGACTTCCTATTACATCAGTAGACAATTCATTAGGATCTTTAAGTCTAGAGGTGTATAATACAGGTAAAGTCAAGAACTCCTCTCCTGCAAAGTCTGTCAATCCTTTAGCTGTTCTTTCTCCAAACAATTGATCATCGTCTGCTTGATCTAAAAGAGCCGAAGCTATAGAACCTTTAATATTCTCTACTATAGTAGAAGGATTACCAAGCATGTCTATAGTTCTTTGGGTACTTGATTTTCTTTTTTGAATTGCCTTATATTTATCTACTCTATTCTCAGGGTATTTAGCATCGTACTGCTCTTTTAATTCTAAAAACTCTTCTAAGAATTGTTTCTGTTTTGCAGTTAATTTATAGTAATCTGGGTTTCTATACTTCTCTTCATTAGCTATAGGAGTACCATACATAAAAGCAGCATTCTCTTTTAACCATGCTTTTTTCTCTTCAAGTTTTGCTATAGCATCAGGTCCTATAGGATTCTTACCATATTTTTTATCCAACTCTTCCATTTTTTCCTGATAGTCTTTATCAAACTGAGCTTGATTTACTGGGCTAATATAATTACCACTTTTACTACCGTCTTTAAGTCTTTCAAACATCCACTCATGAGATGTAATACCTTCTCTCTCCCATTTCTCTCTGAATACTTGTATTTTCTTTATATCTTCTATAGTATTTAAACGAGCCCTGCCTTTTGCATCTTTTACTGCTTTATCAAATAATTGAAGCATAGTATCAGATGAATTAGCCATACTGTCTAACCATCTATCTAAGAAAGATATATCTTGATTAGCTTCAGCTAAAAGACTCTCTACAGACATTTTAGTACCTGCATATTTACCAAAAGGAACTACTATTTCTTCACCAAAGAAAGGTTTAAGAAACTCAGCAAAAGCAGGTAAAGCCATTTCTGTATATCTTGCAGACAAATCTTTAGATAAAGCATTCAAATCTTTTAGTATTTCTTTAATATCTATTTGCTCCTCTCCTACAGTAATAGGTTCTGCAAACATATTATCAGATTCTTTCTCTTCAGATATAGCAATGCTATTTAAAGAATTTATAAAGCTGCCATAAGATTGTGTAAACATTCTTACTCTTCTTAAGAAAGCAAATTTATTTTCAGGGGTCATAGATAATATATTCTCAGCCCTGAAAGTATCTTGTAAATTCTTTAATTCATCTAAGGCATTTTTAGCATAATATAATAATCCTTCTGCAGTATCAGCTTCTGGTGAAAGATAAGTATCTAAAGTAGCTACCTTAGCCTTGGATTTATCTTTAACTTCTTCACTATTAGCTATTCTATATCTTTTTAACTCAACATCTTTGGCTGCTTTAAGTGCTGCAATATTCTTCTCTATTCTGTCACTTAAAGCATTAAATTGCTTATCTCTCTGTGCATTTCTAATATCATCTCTAGTAATTTTTTTAGTACCATTAAGAATATCTCTAGCCAGATTATTCATTAAAGTATCTACATCATTAATGGTCTCTTCAATATCTTCAGAGTTATATCTAGAAAACTGTTTAATAATCCAATTGTACAATCTTTCAAAGAGTGTTGGACTAGGGGTATCTACTCTTTCTGACTCTGAACTTAAAGTGTCCTGTATCAAATTTTTTTGCAAAATATGACCTAAAGCCTCTTCTGCTACATCTTCCTTATTACCCTCATGAAACTCTAGAGTAGAGTTGTAATCCTCTCCTAAAATTCTTTTAAGAGATTCTTCATTAGAAGCAAGGATGTTAATAGCTCTTTCTACTAAAGGAGCATTTCTAAATACTCCTACAATTAAATGAGAGAACTCTTCAGATAAAGCTTTAGCACCCTCTTTATTATTTGCAACTCTAATCAAGGAAACAAAACCTTCTGCTATTTCTCTAGCTTTAGAAAAGTCAGTCACGCCAACTCTACCAGCATCTATCTCTGCTTGACTTAACTGCCCTACCGTCAGTCCTAAATCTTTAAATAAAGAAGTTAATTTAGTATTTAATCTACTTGCACCGTACTGTTCTTTAAACTCTTTTATAGTAGATTCAGTTTTAGGTTTTATTGCTACTTTAAGTTTGCCTTCATCAGTATGTTCTACTATAGCTACAAAATCATCTCTCTGTTCATTTGTATTATTAAATTGATAGGCATACTCTAATAAGATATTATAATTATCTACAGTATCCTCTTCAAGAGGATACTGTTTTTCTAATGCTTCTATTCTTGGTTTGTCACCTATTACACTTTTAATAAATTTATTTTTCATAAGAGATTCATATGTAGGAACTCCTTCTGAATCTAACTTTAAGGAAGATTTAAAATCTTCCTTAAAGGTTGGGTTAATTGACCTAAGAAATACTTCTTTGGCTATAGAATACCCATATTCTTTTTTTAGTTGTTTAAATAAGTCTTTACCTTTGTTAGGTATGTAAACACAATAATTAGCCATATTTAATTTTATTTATTTTTTAACATAAAGGTTGTTCTAGAGTATCTTGACCTCCCTCAGTGTTATATTTATCCATATCACTTATTTCTGGGGCAGGATTTCCTAAAAATCCTTCTACCTCCTTTAAAGATTCTTCAAAATCACCTGCTGTAAGTCGGTCTATTTGTTCTAATTGTCTTTCATCTAAACTTTGTAATTTACTATCTATATCATTATAATCAGCTAAATTGTTAAATTTTTTAGTAGGATTTATCTTTTTATTTTCTTCTATTAAAGATGGTTTAGTTTTTACTTCAGACATTTTAGCCACATTAGAATTACCATTGTAGAATACTCCTCTGTTACCCTTTTGTTCTTCATCAAAAACTATAGCAGGTTTATAAATACCTTTTGCCTCTTTTCCACTACCTTGAGTTGCAGTCAAAACCATAAGAGTATTTTTACCACTAGAAGTTTCAAGTACAAACATATCCCAAGGTTTTTCTAATAAGTTATTTCTGTACTTATTAATATCTATAACCATAGATTCCCCTGTAAATTCTTTTTCTGATTTTCTATGTGGTAACAATCCTTTTTCAGTGTAATGGTTGGCATAGAATTGAGATAAGTAATCCCCAAAATAATTAGAATCCTCAGAGTTATTTTTAATATCTCTAATAGCATTAGTTATCTCAGGAAAATTAGATAAGAATATACTACTAAAATACTTACCAAAACTAGTAGGACCAAATTTAAAACCTTCCTTATAATAAGAGTAGCACAGTAATTTTACAGCTAGTTCTTGAGCTTTTGGATTCTTTTCATCATATAATAACGAATCAAAATCTCTCATCAGCTCTTCTTTAGTAGTTTCAGAATAGCTGCCAGTACCCTGCATTCTTATTACACCATCTCTAACTTCCATCTTTTTGAATATAGAAAGTTGCATATAATCAGGCTTCTCTCTAAGTAAATCAGCAAATTCTTTTGGGAATTGATATAAGTAATAGTCTCTTTTTTGATAATAAGTATTATTTTCATCATCTCCAAATAACTTAGTTTTAGATAAAGCCCATTCTACAGCCTCACTATAAAAAGTTGTAAGCACATCATCAGAAACAATTCCTGTAGGAGAATACATATATAAATCTTCTTTCAAAGCATTTAAACTCTTGGAAGTCTGACTGAAATAAGGAGCAGTCATTTGTACTCCTAAATCTACACCTAAAGAGTAGAAAGCTTGTAACATTGGTACTTTATGTTGTAATAACTTTTCTCTCATTTGATCTTTAGACATAGAAGGTTTAAGATAACCTTTCTGTACTAATTCATCATCTCCTATAGAAATATCAAGTAAATTATGCTCCTTTTTAAGTTTAAATAACTCTACTTTTCTTACTTGATTCTGTGCTCTAGCAATATTATGTCCTATAGCACCATTAGGAGAATCTGCTCTAGATATAGAAGTAAGATTATTCACTTGTGTTGCAGCATTTTTAATATCTAGTATAAAATTAGCTGTAGCCACTTGAACATTTTGATAATGATTTAACTCTTCTTCATATTGTTCTTCCTCTATTAAACTATTTAAAGATTTTGTAATAATAGCCTTAGTCAGATCTTTATTAGTAATATCTGTAATAGTAGAATTAAAAGGGTGCTCTTCTATCCATTTTCTATAAAAATCTTCAAGGTTTTCTAAGTTACCATCTTTTTCTATACACTCTTTGATTATAGGTTGATTAAAGAGCAGTCCTATTTCATTCACAGAAAGTCCTGCTCTAAGCATAAAACCTGTAATATAAGCAACCTGCTCGTTTTGCATAAGCTTAGCAAGAACTGGGTCTTTAACATTATCCACAGCAGCATTAGAGAAACTAGCACAGTTTTTACTAATTCTCTCACCTGATTCTGAAGTTATATTATGCAAAGAGTTAATAGTCCTTCCATTTATTTTATACTTTAAAGGTTTGCTTAAGTGTAAAGAGGTATTTTGATACTTAGCTTGCATAGAAGTATTATTAGCAAAAATAGCAACAAGTTTTTTACCAGTCATGTTTTGTACATGATTATAGATGAAAGTATCTACAGTAAGCTGGCTTCTTACTTTCTTATTGTCTTTTAAGAATCCTTCAATAGCTTCTGCATCTTGACTTTCTACTAAAGAAAGAAGTTTTTTAGATACTTCTTCTACATCTACTTTGCTATTATTAGACAATCCATATTTTTCAGCAAATTTATGTACTAAATTGGAATCATTTATAATAGAAGTAGCATTACTTATTAACTTAAGATTATCAAAACTACCAGGATTAAGTATCTTTTCTGCTGTATCAGGATGCCCTAATATAGCAAGACTTAAATCAATAAGCATGTTGTTTCTATGTGCCCTTCTTTGCTCTTCTGGTTTCTTATTTACATTGTAGTTTATCTTTTCTATAACAGGTGTTTCAAGACGATACTCTTCTTTATGTTCTTCCCACCAAATATCAAAGTCTTTAGTGTCTTGAGAAAGTAAATCTTCTCCTAACTCTGTATCACTAAGTTCTTTAATAGCTTCTTTAAATATTTGATTGTTGTTAGCAAAATCTTTTCTTGCTTGTTTTTTATTATAATCTAAAACCCTAAATTCAGGAAGCATTAAAAAGAGTTTGTCAACATCAAAGTCAGAACCTGCTATTTGAGTGAGTTCCATAGGAAGCATAATAGCTGAACCATTTTGTTGAGGTAAAAATCCTTTTATAATAAGAGGAGTCATTGAGTACTTATCCTCAGTAGGAATACGATAACCAACAGCTTGTCTTAATTCTTTAGGCATTTTATTAATGTCTAATTCATAATAAACCTTACCCTTATCATCGTATTTTTTTACCATAAATGGTTCATAGAACTGCTTACTGTAAGCAGGCATATAGCATTCAAAACCTTCTATTCCTCCATTCTTATTATACTTAATTTGTAATTCCTTTGTAAATCCAATAGAAGATGCCAATATGCAGGCTCCTCCTTTTATAGATTGTTTGCCTATTTTATTTTTAATTAAGGAATTTACTAACTGCTGTATTTTTAATGTAGTAGTAGGGTTGTCTAAAGGAATGTTAAATTCCTTTGTTTTCTTACCTGTCTTTGGATCAGTAATCTCTACTAATTGTAGTGCTTCTATTATATCAGTACCATAAGAACCCGATTTAACTAAGTCTAATAAAGCCTCTTGCAGTTTTTCAATGCTCTTAAATTCGCCCTTTACAGTTTCAAAATCCTCTAACAGGTTTTCTACAACTAAAGACTGATATAATTTAATAGTTTCTTGTTTGTTGTATTTCTTGCCTCTTATGATTATTTCAAAATCTTCAGGCAAATCTGCTATAATAAGATTTCTAAACTGCGAACCAAACACAGCTGTTGTATCCAATAAGTGTTCTGGAGTAGGTTGTTGAATAATATAATCAGCATAAGGTATCTCACGAACTACAGTAGCTTTAAAATCTCCTATTCCTCTTGGAATTCTATTACCTTCAGCATCTTCTTTCCAACCATACATACCATTTTTAGCATCTTCAACATCACTTTTTTGAATCTTAGTTTTGCTATTAAGTATGCCAATAATCTGGTCTTCACTAGGTTCTATATCAGACATTCTCTTATTATAATCTGACTGAGACAACTTTTGCTCATGTAATAAGTAGTCATTGCCTATTCTGAACTTTTCTATATCAGAAAGTTTATTAACTTTCTCATCAACTTTATTAGCTAACTGCTCTTCATCCAAATTATCTTTTACTAAATCCTGCTTAATAGAAGCTTTGACTGCTTTCTCTATTCTTTTAACTTCTTCTGGATGTTCTCTATTCCACTTTTCTAATTTAGGTTTAGAATAACTGAGATCTACAGTATCTTGAGCTCCTGCTTTAACAGCAGACTCATATTGAATTACATCAATCTCATTGTCTTCCATAAATTTATTTAAAGCTCTGAAGTATGAAGAGTGTCCCATAGTGGTAGCTATCATATTCAATGTAGCAAGCAATAAAAACTCTGAGTTTTTATTTTGATTTGGTACTAACATAGTGCCTCCTAAACCGTCAGGATGCTCTGTCATAGAATAAACAAATGGTTTAATAGTTTGCCATACTACATCGAAGTCACTAATATCCCAAGATTGAGCACTGTTTCCCTCAAATTTATCAAGAGCCTTCTGCATTTCATCAGTCCAAAGACCTGCCATATCAAGAAGAGCTCTATAGGAACTAATACTTCTAAAAGCTTGTGCATCTACAGCATTAACATTTCTAAATTTATAAAGGATATTATCTCTATCAAAAGGTTTAATATTACCTTTCTCTACTGCTGTATCAAGTATGTTTTTAATTATATCATAACTTGTAGAAGTTTTTATAGTATCTTTTAAATAAATAGTTTTTTCTACTTTTCTACCATATTTAGAATTAGTATTAAGTTTTCTACCAGCAGCATAAACCTCTTTATATCTCTTTTGGAAGTCTGTTTCATCCTTATAGAAAGCTAAATCTCCAGTGGTTAATTGTATGATTTGAGTAGTAGCAAAAGCCTGATTATAGAAATAATGCTCTAAAGCTTTATTAAGATCTGTGTCACTTAACTTGTCACCTTTTATAGAAGCATATCTATAAGTATTAAGTAACTGTTTTGCAATAAAGTCTTCAGTACCAGCTGAGAAGTTTTCTTTTAAAAAGGTCTTAAACTTAGCTTCCATTATATCAGATACAGCATCTCTACACGCTTTTCTCACACCGTCTAAATCATCATTATCTACTTTAATCTTTATATCATCTAAAAAAGTAGCTCCGCCTTCAACAATATAAGAATTTAATTCTGGGAAGAAGTTAAATTTAAGACCATTTTTATCATAATTTTTAATCTTAGAAACCCCAGCATTTTTTCTTTGTTCTACTCTTTGTATTCTGTTTAATTCTTGTTCTACTACATTAGCCAACAGATTTATACACTCATCTTTAGAAAAAGTTTTAAACTTGATAAATTGTGCTACAGGAGAATCTGCAAATATTGGAAAATTAAACCAGCCATACTCATTACCAGAATCTGTAGAAGTATCTCCATTAAAGAAGTTCATAATAAATGCTTCTTTAATTTGTGCAGGAGTCCAACTTTTATAGTTAGCACCGTTTATGTCAATAAGTTCTTGTAGCTCTAAATGTTTAACTATTTCTAGATCATTAGGGTCTGAACTAGTCAATAATCTTAACCATTCATTATACCATTCTCCTGTAGTCTGATTTCTAAACCAAGGGTCTCTACCAAATTTATTCTCAATAAATCTAGTTCTCTCTTCTAAATTAGTATTAGATAACTGCTTTATCAGTGTATTGATATAATTAGGAGCAGAATAACTACAGCGTTGTTTGTCTCCTTCTCTGAAAGAAGACATTCTATCCAACTCTTGAACAGTGCCTATTGTTTTAGCTATACTAGTATAATAACCTCCAGCAGAATCTACTAAATTCATATTCTCCAAGTCTCTATTTTTTGTAATAAGACTGCTTATACCTCTTAAAGAATCTAAAAGAGACTCAAATGAAGACTTTTTATTAGAACCTCCTATCATTGCTGTAATATCCTCTTCTACAAGCTGCTTTACTTGATAAGGACTTATATCTACGCCTGCCATATGACAAACTTTCAAAAGTTTGCTTGATACTGTATTGATATACTCCTTTTCTTTAGAGGCATCAATAGCATTCCTTAAAAACTCTTGAGATAAACCTTCTATTTCTTTAATTAACTGAAGAGATTTTTCAGCATTTTCTTTACTAGGAACTCCTTGCTCATTATATAAGCTATCTTCATCAAGCTTTTCTCCTCTAATATAAGTATCTACTATTCTCTGTAAAGGTTTTTCCCAATTTGTTTTTTGGTTTAGTCTTAATACTTTTATCTTACTTTCTTTATCGTCATAATAATATTTCCACATAGGTATAAAATCCTGTCTCAAATCAGAATACATAGCACTGATTAATCTAGGATTTGTTTGTAATTTAAGTATTATTTGACTTATCCAAGGGTATTTAGACTTCAGCTTCTCTAATGCAGGAAAAGCATAGACTTTAGTACCATCAACTTTCTCTTCTTTTTCTACAGAGAAATCATCGGGAGAAATTATATCAGCAAGTTCTGCTACTAATACAGCATGTACATACTCTTCGTCTAAATATTTAGTGTTACCTAAATCATCTCTCTCTTTTTTACCATTTTTATCTGTTTTTGGTATAGTCATTAAAAATGATTTTACTCCCTTAGATAAAGTCTCATGTGGGTGAGTATATCTTACTTGATAGCCCCAACCACTGTCTCCTTTAATATTCTCTCCTTCAGAATTATCTTGATTAGAATCACTGCTTCGTTGTTTTTCTGCAGAATCATCTGTTGAACCACTAATTTTTTTCTTAGAGTTGTTACCATCATTATAGTCTACTTTCATAGGAACAATAGTAACATCTGTATATTTTTTAAATATAGGACAAGCATCAGAAATCAGGACATCCCAGTTATTTAGCACTTTATTTATTTTAGCTACCATATCTACAGGTAACCCCTCTTCTTTAGCCCATTCCTCATATTTAGTTTTAACTCTATCGAATAATTCTGTAGGAGTTAAAGCATCTACTATAGCTTTATAATCATCATTATTAAAAGCTTTTATTTTTTCTCTTAGCCTATTTATCTCTGCTTTATCAGGAGTTTCCTTATTTAATTCTTCATTAAGAGCTTGAGTATAATTTTGAATTAATTCTTCCTTAGCCTCTTTGATGCTTTCCCACATATCTCTGGCTATCATTTCAATTCTATCTTGTCTTTCTTTAGAATCAAATTCTCTAGCACATTTTACTCTTTCATTTTCTTTATTTAAAGATACTGGCTCCACACCTATCCCTGGCAAGTCTTCTACACTGTCTTCTTCTTGTACAACAGCTTCTTCTGTATCTTCTAATTTCTTTAATTTGCTTAAATCTACAGAAGTATTAGGAACCTGTGCTTGAATAGCAGTTAAATCTTCCTCTATATTAGAAGTATTTGGTTTTACACTTTCTCCAATTTGTGTTGCCTGACTTTGTGGTAGCTGTACTAACTCTTTTATTTGTTCTTGTATGGTATCTGTAAAGTAGTCTGAAACTTGTAGTTCTCCCTTGAGACTTGGATTTTTTAATAAAACCAACTTACGAACAGCCTCTTTAGCTTTTGGACCCAGAGACTCATAGGCACTCTTTGCTTCAGTGTCATACATAGTATCAAATCTTGATATAAAAGTATTTAACTCCTCAATTACTGAAGGTTCCAATGAGCCTACTATTTCAAATCTCTGTTTACGTTTTTCCTCTGCTTGTCCTTCCTCTATTTGCTGTCTAGATTTAACAATGAATCTTCCTTGATTTGAAGGATCGGGAACAATGACTACATATTTATTTAGTTCACTATAATCATTATAAGTAAGTTCTGTACCTGACATAAAATGGTTGCCAAGTCTATTAAACAAGTCATCAGGTATTCCAGGAAAACTATCAGTCAAAGATGTCCTACCTCCCTCAAAATAGGCTCCGAGAGTCTCTATAGCTTGCTTGTATTTAGGATTTATAGTTAGTTGTTGAGGTTTAACTTTAGTAGCTTCCTCTTTGGCAGGATTCATTTTATATGCCTTCCTAGCTTTATCCCATGCTTCCTTAGTAGCCCTTATTTCTATAGCTATTTTATCCTCTGTAAGCAAATCTTTGCCATTCTTCCAATAAGTTTCTCTATCAGTATTTTGTATGTGGGACATTTCATGCCACAATAAAAAGCTATAAATACTCTTATTAGTAGGAAGTATCTTTTTAAGTTCTTCTAAAGTATAGCCCTCTTTTTCTAAGGCTTCAAATACGGCTTTCTTTTGTTTAGCAGATTCTGAATTTAAACTTCCAGTAATGTAATTAAAGAAGTGTTCTTTAGGATTGTTTTCTGGTAACAATCTTAAAGTAATTTCATTACTTGCGCTAGTGGAAGCCAAAGGTTTATTAGCAGAAAAAGGCTCTGTTTTATAATTAGGGATTGCCAAATATAAATCTTGCTTTTCTTTTTCTTTGTCTGTCATAAAAACTTTCATTTCTTCTAGAGAAGGTACTCTAGAAGAGTTATTCTCAGTCTGCCAAGTACTTACAGCATTGCACATATAAGTTTCAGACTCCTTCAAAGACTTTGCTAAATCTCTAATAGGTTGAGTTATTACTGCACATTTTATCTTCATAAGATTTTTATTAAGTATTTTACTACAAAAATAATATATTATAATAAAATTTAGCAAAGTAGTTAGCCAAAAGATTTGAAAACCAAAGACTTTTATTAAGTCATGTATCAAAAAGTAAAGGAGATATAAAAATACCTCCTTTACTTTTTACATAAATAAACTTTAAAAATAAAACTTTATTGCTTTATATGCTTTTTGTCACTAATAATACCATACTTATTTATACCATTATTCCAATCTTCATACAAGGCTCTTTTCATCTCATCAAAATCATCAAAATCTAAAGATACTTTTATGGTATTAAAGTCTTCAGGTTTACCTATAACTCTAATATAATCAAATCCTCCATCTATAGAACAGGCCCCACATTCACAAGAATGAAAATCATGTCTGCATCTAGAATAGATGATATTTTTGCATTTATTGCACTGAATTGCTGTCAGAGTCTGCATTGTCTTTAGGTTTTTTAAGTGTGTTTAAATGCTCTATATACTGCTCCAATGTAGTTTCACTTATCCATTCTTCAGAATCATATTCAGATTTATACAGAATCATTGTTTCTTTGTTGTCATAAGCTCTTTGTATAGCTTTTATCACAGGATCTTTTTCTACATCCATACGAGCCTTAATAAGACGAAATTGAATTAAAGTGTCCTTTATTGTTTCATCAACTACTGGGATTGTGTATACAGAATAATCTGAGCTTCCTGAATAGCAAAGAAAAACATCTTCTGAGATCTTTTGAGCTACATAAGGCAGTAATTTACTTTTAACTACCCCTATACAAGATTTCTCATATTTAGTGCACTCATCAGCACTATCAAAAGTATGCCTATCAAAGCTTTTATAACCAACAATTATTTCTTTTTTAATTTCTTCCATAACTTTCTATAAATTTATTTATTTCTTCTACTTGAGTTAATCCTACAAATCTTTTTATTTCTTCATTTTTATCATTCAACAGTATTAGAGTAGGCAGATTGTACACCTCATAATCCTCTACTGTTTTTTCATTAGTCTCATCTTCCACATTTATTTCTTCTATAGGAATAGAAAAATCTTTTAATAAAACACCTTGCTGTTTACAAGGACCACACCAAGGGGCATAAAACTTTAATATTTTCATACTAATCTTCAATTATTTCTGTTTCATCTTCTGACCATCCTTCACATTCTTTTATAAGCAGCTTAATTTCTTTTTTGCTTAGAATATCAGAATCGTTTATCTTGTATAGTGTATCTTTGAACTTTTGTATCAATTCAAGTGGGGAATAATGAGAACTATAATAAGCTTCTCTCCAATTAGTGTCACTAGTGTCTATATTACCTGCACCATCTTCTATGTAATCATCTGTTTCTACAGACATACATTTACTTAAAGACTGGCTAATTGTAACATCAAAGCTTCTTAAACTATTGTCCTCTTGATTCCAAGGAGCCTGGCTATCGTGCTCTGCTCCTGCAGGGTAGTATCCACTTTCAATCATTTTATAGTAATATTTAAGTTGTTTTCTCGAATTAAGCGTCTTGCTATTACCATAGCTAGCTTATAAGGAATGCTCATATGATGACCTTCGTTATTGGTATAAATAGAGTGGCTACCTTTACATCTAGTGTAATAGTACCCGTTCTTTTCTGCCATTTTACAAAATTCATTATATGACCATTGCTTCATTTTACTTATTTTTTAAATTTTCATTAATACAAAACCATTCTTCTTCCTCTATATAAGGTTTTAAATCTTGTGTGTTTATAGGCACATTACGTACTACAAAATGCACACGAGGTCTTACATAATAATAATGTTTAGATGTGGTATTGGAATACTTAGTAATGTTTCCAACTAAAACACCATCTATCCACTGTGCTATAACTGTATTATAAGAATACAATTTTCCATTTTCAGATTTTAAATGAGGCGCCTTTGCAGTAAGATGATTTAGAAAGGCAGTTACAACTTCTTTATTATTCATTTTAAATTTTATTAATAAATTGTTTCTCTTCTTTTATAGCCTCTTTCCAGACTTCTAAACTGTCATTAACAGTGTCTTCCCAACCAGTACACCAACCAGGATAGCAGACTCTCATTAAATGTTCTTCTATAGCTTTTTTACCTATGTTATTAAGGACATCTAATTCTTCTAAAACACTCTCTTTAGATTGTCTAATATCATCGTCTGAAAATATTCTATCTATTCTCATATAGAAGCCGTCATAATAACCAGATACTAAAACTACATCATAGTACTGAAAATCTGCATCATCTAAATAAGAATTGATTTGATCAAAATCATCTTTTAGAGTATAGTTATGTTCTTGCATCAATGTTTCAACAGCTTCTTCCTCAGTAGCTCCCTCATTGATAAGCTGTACTTCTGCTATTTCTTGGTCAGTAGGGTAATACTCATCTTCATAATAACCTAAAGTACAAAGGTATTTAGAAGTGCCATAATTTATTGCTCCCATAGTTAGTTATTTTCTTCAATATTAAACTGTCCACATACAGTTTCTTCTAAATCATCTGTATATGAATCCACTATTTCAATATCCATAATACCATCATTATAATGGGCATAAACACTCTCTGGAGATAAGTCATCAGGAGCATTTACTACAGTCACTCGAACTGTCTTTATAGGTTCATAAATTGTGTATTGTTTCATAATTAAATAAGTAAGTGCCTGTATATTTCAACAGGCACATTAATTTTTACTTTGTTTTTTCTAACTGAGCTATTCTATCATTGATATACCAAATAGCCTTTTTTAAATCTTCTATCTCTTTTTTAGTATCTTCTAAAGCAGCATCCTTTTTTAAACCTGCTCTCCAAAGGTATTTAATAGCATTTCCTATTGAAAAACAATAGTGTCTAGTTATCTCTATACACTCTATGCCTGATGGGTGTGATGTATAGTGTTTTGGGTGGTTTACTGAATCATTGTTCATCGACATCTGTATCTATATTTTCAATTACATAATTTAACTGTCCTGCAAATATATCGTCAGGATTAATATCTAACTCTAAACCAGGAGCTTCTTTGTCTTCTCCTTTGATAATTAAATAGCCGTCTTTATCTATTATTATTCTTGATACTATAACATCACAAGGTTCATCATATAAATATGCAGCTATTATAGGTCTATAATCATGTTCTTCTTTTTCAAAAACATAAGTACTTATATCTCCTTCTTTTCTACCAAACTTTTTTACAGTTTGTATTAATAGTTGCCTTTCTTCTTTTTTAATGCTTTGAACTTTTTTATAAATATCTATCATAATTAAAAGATTTAATGTATCCAATGATCTCCTACAGAAGCTTCTGCTGGAATTTCTATAGATTTACAATACTTTGCAGCAGATTGTTCCATAAGAGTTTTTACAATGTCAGGAAACTCTTTTATTTCTTTTGGAAATTCCCAGTTTGTTTCATCATGGACTAAAGCACAGCAAAGTATAACTCCAAAATAACCATTATCTACAATCCAATTGAATATATTAGTAGTAGCTTCTTTTGTCATGCAAGCAGAAGTGCCTTGTGGAGGCGCATTTCTTGCTAATCTATCCCATTTAGAAGCAGCTCTAAAATGCATACTCACTTCTTTTGCTATAGTATCTCCTGTACCTTTATGCCTTAATCTATATTCCTCCCAAAATTCTGATGTAAAAGATTTCTGTCTTTCTACCCAATCTTTATGGTCCCACCAATACATTTTATGACCTGTTAAAGGACACATTAGAATGTAACCATTTTTTCTAACAAAAGCAGAACCTTTCTTTGCAAATTCTGTGGTTCCTTTGAAACCTTCTTCATAGTTTTTAACTATGGTTAGAGCTTCTTCCTCAGAACATTTTAATTGTTCCATTATAGTAGTATAACCACCTCCATAAGCAAGAGCAAACTCTGGTGACTTTGCTTTAGTTCTTAAATCAGGTCTGAGTTTTTTCACATCATGAACATCTATATCTTTAAGTTCATCTTTAAAAAAGATTTTAGCATACATAGAATGTCCGTCAATGCCTTCTTTATACATTTTAAGAATGGCCTCATCTTGATATATATCTCCTTGTACTCTTCCTTCTTGAGCTGAGTAGTCACAAGATACCCATAAGTTTCCTCCAGTGGCTGTAAAACAGGCTCTAGTTATTTTATCATGAGGCAATTGCTGAATATTAGGATATGTACACTCTTTTGCTTTTATTCCTTTACATTTAGCTAATTCTGTATTAGGTTGTTGAGAGCCGCAAGACATTCTACCTGAAGCAGTTCCAAGTTGTCGATATACAGTATGTATTCTATCTGTTTTAGGATTTATAGCATTAAGATGCCCTTGTCCAAAAGAAGACACCACTTTAAAACTTCCATTATAACCAGCATAATAATCTTCATCTTCTGGATCTCCTTTACCAAAATACAGTATTAAAAACTCATCATTAATTCCTTTTTGTTTTAATAAGTGTTTTTCCATAACACTCTCTTTAGTGTCTCCAGTTTTCTTATCTTTAACAGACACATCAAAACCTAGAAATTTAGCAAATTTAGTTACTTGTTGTGAGCTGCTCCATTGTATAGTACATTTTGGATCAGTATCAAAACCACTAAATAAATCTCCTTGAGTATTAATTTTAGTAAACTGTTTGTATTTAGGATTACTAGTCACAAATTTATCAAGAGCTTGAATTGCTTCTTTTAAATTAGCAGCATCTTGCTCCATTTTATCTCTCCACTTTTTTTGATCTAAGTGAATACCAGACCACTCTAGATAAGCAATTGCAGGCACAAAATCACATTCTAACTTTGCTGCTTTTATTAAGTCTTGTTTCTTTAAATCTTCTATTTGAGACTTCATTATTTGCTCAAGATAGGTAACATCTCCTGCTGCATATTCTATAACTTTAGAATCTAAGCCTCTCCAAATAATTTCTCCTCTTACTGTTTTATCAATATTAATATTAATTCTGCGCTGTGCCATTTCTTTGAGAGAGTAAGATATTTGTCCTGAAGGATAACCAAGATACAACAACTGTTCTACAATCATTGTATCATATATTCTTCTAGGAATAATCTTATAATTATAAAGAAATTGTAAGTCAAATTTTAAATTTTGTCCTAATATAAGTTTTGTTTCTAACAGCTCTTTGTATTTAGCAATATCAATCGTACTACAATCTACTACTATTCTAATATCAGAGGAGTCATTACCAAATTGTGCACATAATAATTTACATAAATGCGGGTCTCTGCCTTCTGTTTCAGTATCAAATTGGATTATTTGCCATGAGGCCATAATCTTAAGAGATTCCTCTACACTTATAATTTTATAGGTATCAGAGTCAAATAACTCTGATACCTTTGTAACTAAATAAATCATTTATACCTGATATTAAGATTCTTATAATCTATTATAAATTTATATTTCTGTAAGAATGTATTACCTAATATTCCTGTTACTTCTATACCATAAGTTTTCTTAAAAGATTCTAAAGCAGATATTTCAGCTACTTGAAAGTTTTCTTCTAACTTTTTCTTATTAAAAGTAAAAGACATATTTATATAAGATACTTCAGTAGTTTCTCCTGTAATACCATACATAGTACCTGTCTTTTCTGAAACTGTGTACTTTAAATTTTGTAATCCTGTTTTTGTTATTAGTGAATAATTTGCTCCTGTATCTACTATAAAATTTAATATCTTGTTATTATTGTGCACAGTTATAATAGGAGTTTTTAAACATTCTATATAAGCAGCCATAGATGTAGAATCTCCCCCTTCATTAAGTTTATTTATAATAATATTTGCAATAATAGATGCTGCTATTACTAAAACAAACACTAATATAATTTTTCCTATTATAATCATACTTTTCCTCCCTCTTTATTTAACACCACTATGTCCAAAACCCTGTCTATTAGGATTCTTCAACTCTCTTACCTTTATAAGTTTTACTCCACTGCAAAACAGCCATTTTAATTTTTGCCATACAGTAGCCTTTTGACTTAATTGAATTCTAAACTGACAGATCCTATCTCCTTTCTTTATTGTAGCTCTATTCTTGGCTATAGCAGGGAAGCACCACTGATCATTAGGACCACAATAGCCATTATCAATTACTCCTATAGAATTAGTTTGTAGAATATTAAACTTCTTACAAGTGCTGCTTCTAGGAGCTATTATAGCTTCAAATCCTCCAGGTAGCTGCATTGCTATTCCTAGAGGTATATAAGCAGTATTAAAAGCAGTAGAGGTTTTTCCTTTACTTTTTAAAACAGATGGAGCTTCCAGTATCACATCTTCTGCTGCTTTTAAATCAATCCAATCACCATCTTCTCTTATTACGGGAAAACACCCTTTTGTCAACTCTAATATTTTAATTTTTAATTTCATGTTTACTAAATTTATTTGTTATATCTATAAATTGAAGCTGCTCTTTCCACATTCTTAATTTATAGAACCTTTGGTTTGTTGTTTTTTTATCTAATCCTCCAAGTTCTTTTATATAAGGACCGAATTTTACATAGTCTAAAAGGTATAATAAAGTGTTAGCTTTGTCTTCTGGCAGATTCAACCTTCCTGTATACCAGCAGACTTTTAGATGAGTATGTTCTTTTATAAAGGCTAAAAGTTTTATTAAGTTCTCTATATCAGAATCACCACCCATAAAAGCTACACAAGTTATGCCTTTGTTCTGTTTTATAAGTTCTTTTAGGACTTTTTCTGTTAAGTAAACTCCTACATCTTTTCTTAAGTAAGGAGAATGACATCCCTCACATTTAAAAGGACAGTTGCTTAGTTCAATACACAGAGTCACCTCCTCTGGTACTTCAGAGAAGGTAACTGCTGTATTAAAATATTTTAGACTCATATTTTATTATGATAAACTCTTGTTTTCTGTTCTTGTTGTCTTCCAGAAGACCAGTTTTTAATCTTAGTAAGATAGCCTATTACACGGTCCCACAATGCTACTTTGGTACTTCCACATTTAGGGCACTTGTCAAAAGGTTGTTTAGCTATAAAACCACAATCCTCACACTCACAGTTAGGTATATTAAATGTAAAATACTTACAACCTACTTCAGCAGCATAGCTAATTATCTTTTTATACTGTTCTACATCTAAATGGTGGTCTAAATTTAAATGGGCAGCGGATCCTCCATCAAGCATATCTCCACAAAAATCTCTACCATGTAAATAAAGTTTATCTAATATACTTATCTCTGTGTCATTAGGTTTAAATATATAACTAGCATAAAGATTAGTATCTGAGGGTACCCAATATCCGTCCTTTTCATCCCTGTTGTAAAGTTTAAGTGCAGCAGATTCACATGGTGTAAATTCTGTATTGAACATAAGTTCTTTAGTTTTATGTTTTTTATTTTCTTCTTTAATAGTACTGAAGATGAAATTACAGAATTTTCTATACTCCTCATTCTTGTTGCATTTCATATCTAAAAATTCAGCTGCCTGGTTTAAACCATTAATACCTATAGTAAGATATTGTTTTTTCATATCTATAAATCCTGCCTTATATACTGTCAAAAGATTTGATTTATACAAATCTTTCAAGCATTCATTATAAGCAGTTTGATACTTATAAACTCTATCTAGTATCTTTAATAAATAAGCTTTTAAACCATGTTCTAAATCTGAATATATACTAATTTCTGCTTTTACTTTACTCTCAAATTGAGATGCCCAATCTTGTATAATTCTATTTAAATTTAGAGTGATTACATTCTTAGAACCAGTCATCTCACTGAGTTGTCCATTAGTAAAATTAAATTGTGGCTTCTCTAACTTTGAAGAAAGTCTACAACAAGAACTAAGACTGTCAGCACTGTCACTAATATAAGTGAAAAAACTATTTCCTTCAGAGTATTCTTTTGCTGCGAATTCATAGAGCTCTTTATCTAAAAATTTACCATTTTGATTAATAAGACAAAGTGAAACTACAGGAAAAGTTAATACAACTTTGAGTCTTTCTTGATTAAACCAGTGCAAAAAATCTTTTTGTAACCAATTTAAAGAATCCCATTTTGCAGGACTACCATCTGGAAATTTAAAATCACCATACATAGTGTCAAAGAAAGGCTTATCAAAAATACTTAAATTCCAAAATACAGCCTGATTGCCTCTACCTCCTGAAGGTTGCATTAAACTATATACAATCTGTTGGAAATATTGATGTATTTGATACTCAATAGTTTTTTCCTTTGATGTTACAGAAATGACTTTATTTAAATGTTTGTGATAATCTTCCCCGAATTCCTTTCTTAAGAAATAATCCATACAAAGAAGCATACCTGGAGTAGCTACAGCCCCTTTAAATTGTGATGCTATTGCAAATACAAGATTTATAAACATCCCGCAAAAACTATCTATATTTTTAGGTGCAGCACTTAATCCTCCAATATCTTTAATACCATTCAATAAAAATGGATACATAGATATAGCAACACAATAAGGCTGTCCTATTTGAGAACTAGAATCATGAAGATAGCATACCGTATTCAAATCTTTTATGAGATTTTTATATCTAAAATCTGGATATAATTCTTTGATTTTATTCTCAAGTATCTTATAGTTTATCTGTTGATTTTCTTCTTTATGAATTTCTGAGTTCAAAACAGCAATATTATGATTAGCAACATTACTGTTATCATCTATAGTAGCATCAGCTGTATTTGCAGATTTTTTATAATTATTAATAAAATCAATTTTTCTTTGGGCATATTCTCTTATTCTTTGGTGCTTTTGTCTATAAAGAATAAAAGCCTTAGCTAATTCAGGATTATCAAGCATTAAAATACTTTCCACTCTATCTTGAATCTCTTCTATCCCTATAGTATCCCCTACAACTGGAATACCTTTAAGAGCCTTTAAGACTACTTTAGATACTGGAAGACCGCATGCTTTGTAAGCTTTTTTTACAGCTTTTATGATTTTATCAGAATCATAAACTTCTTTAGTACCATCTCTTTTAATTACATCCATTTTATTTTAAGTTTAAAAATTTAATAATATCATTTGGTTCTTTAATAGTAATGTCTTTTGGTACTGCAGGGTTGTAATGTAAATAATAAGAAAGTTCTTTGCCTACATCAAAAGGGTCTTTACATACTATTTGATTGTTCTTGCCATAATATAAAGTACCTGTTTTTTGAGTATCTTTATACTCCCATACTAAAGGTGTAAGGGTATTTTTATTTACTACTATAAACTTGTAATCAGCTAGTTTAAACTCTTTAAAGAAAGGGTCTTTATCCATATTAGCTCTTATAATTCTCCAGTACAATCTTGCCTGATGGTAATAGCACCATTGAATAAAAGAGTCATAGAAGTCCCATTCTGTATGAGAACTAGTTTTTAAATCTATAGGATACACTATCTTGTTTTGATAGTCAGTGACAAGTAAATCACTCATGCACCTATAATACACTCCTTCAAAAGACTCTTTGAATTTTAATTGGTATTCTCTATAATATCTAGTATCAAAAGGGTTATTAGGAGCAAAATAAAACTTAGTTGCTTCACTTGTTTGTAGAGCACTTACAGCATTCTTAATTGTTTGATACAACTCAGTATTTAATATTGTTTTACCACCTGCAATATAAAGCAATCTATAATACTCTTCACCTTTTTCTTTAATGACTTTAGATCTAGTTTCTGGCTTCCAATTATTTTGATAAGCATAAATAGCAGCCTTATCTATTATTTTAGCATCAGGTATATCTGAAAGATTTCTATAAGAAGTACTAAATTCCTTAAAACAGTCTTTAACTATTTTTACAATAGTATCAGGAGTTTCAGGAAAATCAGCCACAATGAAATTCTTATCAAACTCTTCTTGACCACCAGTAATAATTGCATCTACTGCACTACCAAAAGTAAGACTAGGTGTTTCAACTTTATCAAATAAATGAGTCAGATTATTAAAACCTTCTCTTGTAAATTTAGCTATAGTGCTGTAGGATAATGCTTTATCTTGTCTATAAGTAGGCTCATCTACTTGCCAAGAAATATCATATAATCTTTTTTCCATAAAAAACAAAAATAAGTAATTGAATTTAAGCACTCAAATCTTTTAACACAAATTCTAATTCTTTAATAGAGTGCACTACAGCAAAACAAAGTTTTAGTTCTTTAGGTTGGGTTTCTAACCAAGATCTAAAAAGCTTAGCTTTATAAGGAAAAACATCATTTGTAAACCCTTTTGCTTCTAAGTATATTTTATAGCCTTTATAGTATATTATAAAATCAGGAGTATAATGAATAGCTCTTGTTTTAGTAGTTATCTTCTTAAAATTCCTGCCTATAGTACTATAAAAAGGCACGCTTAAATGCTTGCCTTCCCATATTGTAATAGTTTCTGACTCATATTCTGTGTCAATGTTTTTACTTAAAAGATATTTATAAAGTCTTACTTCTAGACTAGATCTGAAGTTAATGCCGTT